TAGTAATTGTGACGCTTCTGGACCATTACTCAACTTCATACGAGATACATACTCGTCAAAGATCTGCTTCTTAGTTAACCCTGCATCCACAGCTGGCGTATTTGCGACAAAGAATTTGAGGAAAGTATTGGACTCTTTAGTTGGAGCGATGGAAGGACTAGATCCATTGGTTTCCTTACCGTAATAATCAAGCAGAATGTCCATGTTTTTCATGTAATATTCTTCAACTGGATTAGCCTTAGAAAGTTCCTCTTCAATCTCGCGAATCTGCAAATCAATCTGCGAACACTTTACAATTTCAGTTAGTTCAATGGACGTACTCAAAGTTTCTCTTTGTTCTTTCAATGCTTCCAACTTAGCTTTGAGTTCCTCCTGTTTTGTTTCAGAAGACCTTAATCCCTGAACTTGCTCTTGGTGAACGGAATCTAACGTTCCCATAGAAGAAGAACTACCCCCTATCTCCCTTGTCTTCCGAATTCTGAATACGTCCATTTACAAACTCTTCAGTCTGCTTCCTGAAGACCGGATTTGTAAACATGCAAGGACGTTGTCTTTTCATCATACCGAACATAGATTCATACGGCAAACCATAATGTGACGTAACATAGGTCAAAGTTAAAAAAGCAGAACGATTGATTCCACACTGACAATGAATAAAGATAGTGTTCGATCCAGGCTCACGTAAGAATGACGTCAGTGTTTCTTCAAAGAGTGGATACCAGTTCAGAATATTTACAGTGATTGAATCTTCTGCTTTCAAACAAGCATATCGATTTGGAAATGAAGTCTTAAACCAATCTGGAGAATGTTCTGGGTATGCGCAGTTAATAACATGTGTGATTCCATATTTACGAATAAATGCAGGTGTAAGCATTTCACCGGCTCCTACTAACAACCTAGGGTAGAACCATGCAGGAGGTTCAAAAAGGTATCTAGGTTTAAGGAACTGCATACTTCTTTAGGGAGCCTTGTCTTTAATCGAGACAAACCCAGCGTCTTCGTATCGCATCAATATATGTGGAGGTAATGGAGGATGTGGAACTTCTTTGTATCCACCTGTGTGATCACGATGAATAGATTGAAGATGTTTGAGTTTGTTGAAATAGTGATAGATCCAATCCAGAGCCATAGTCAATGGTTTTCCATTGGAGATTTGACCATGAAAAGAAATGCCTTTACGCTTGACTAACCCCGATTCAATCAAACGAATCGCAATGTAGGTTGTATGTCTTCTCAATGGCAATGGACTTAATTCAAACGGATGTTCCCAGATGAGTTTTTGAAACTCAGGGACTAGTTCAGGGATGAGTTCGGGTATGTGTTTGAGATTGTAATATCCATAATAAATTTCATCATTTGAAATGGGAACGCTCAGAGTGTCGTAAATAAATGCACGACATGCGGAACATTGGTGTGGGTTCATCTTGTTTGCTTTCGAGATTTCTTTGATTTTCGTTTTTTACGTAATGTCTTACGACCTGAATATTGAGTTCTTTTTGGATCAGGACCTTGAATGCCTACTTGTTTTTTAAGAATATCTGATTGTTGATATGCGTTTTTACCTTCAATACCGCTTAACATACTAGCAATCTTACCTTCAGCTCCATGTGGTAATCCAGTAAGTGCACCTGTTAATTGAGCATTACGAGCACCACGTCCTTTTTCAAGTCCTTTTTCAAATTTCTCAAATCTTTCAAAAAACTGACAACATGTTTCATCAGGTTTTGGTTGAATCTTAAGTTTTGGGCAATTTGCAAATACGTAGGATGCAGGTGTAGTAAGTGCTTCTGGACAAGGACCTGTAATCGTAGTAAGATTTGGATTATTACTACAGCTAAGTGATATAAGACCTTTAGGAAGAACTGGTAATGTAATCAGTTCGGGATTTCTTGATATAATAAGAACTATAACTCCTTCAGGAAAAGGTGGTAATGAATGAAACTTTAATCCACCAAGAAATAACGTTCCTGTTCTAGATGATTTATAAGTTTTAAAGATGATTTCAACTGTTTGCCCATCCGTTCCATATTTATTTGGAGGCATTGTTAAGTGTTAATATTTTCTCTTTTTACTAGTTTGCTTTCTATTCTTACGCAGTGTCCTACGCTTAGATTTCTTGGACTTACGGGTCTTTTTACGACCACCTAATGTTCCTTCAGGAACTAAGTGAGCTTTATACCACTTTATATCTACAATCTTTTTACGAGTAGTTGGATCTGTGAACTCTGATAGTCCTTTATGTTGCCATAAGTTTTCCAATGAAGTAGGAAAGTAATAACTATTTGTCGCAATCGTTCCTCCTTCACCCACAATCTGTCCTACAACTGAACCTTCTTTAATTTCTTCATATGCAATTCCATCACGTGATCCGATTTCAATGTCTTTTGAAGGAGGAGATGCTGGAGGTGTGAGAAACGCTTGGGGTCCTGCAGGAGCAGGAGCAGGAGCAAGAATCTGATTGCCTTCAGACGCACTATAGATAGTTGCAACTACTCCTGTTTCTGCATCTACAGAACGAATCGCAAGGTCTTCATCATCACCTTCTAATACATAGAGAACCATATCACGAGGATGACACGCTAAATACATTGGATAGTAGAAAGACGAATCAACATCAAAACCATCCATTCTCATTGCATTTCCATTACCTGCTAATGTAGTTACTAGACCTTCAGGTGTAACTTTACGAATACTATGATTGTCAAAATCAGCAGCATAGATATTTCCATCTAAACCGAGTACAAGCCCCCAAGGTTGATTAAAACGCGCTTGTGCTCCAGTTGCATCTACCATTCCATCAAGGAGCTCATCTCCTACAAAGACAGTAGCTTTATCGTCAACTCCAAGTTTTGCCCTGTAGATACAGTGTTTTGCAGGTGAAGTTGAATAAAGAAATCCAGAATCGTCCACTACAATCGAGTATGCAAAGTAATTAAGTAGATGGCGAAATACAGTGACTTGTCCTGAACTTGTAATTTTAATCACATGACTACCACCAGGATCACGATCGGATACATAAATCGTTCCAGCTGAATCAATGGTAAAAGACTCAATACGACTTAAAGGTGCTTTAAATCCACGTCCTTCAGTTGAACTCGCAAATGTAGTTACGTTTCTTTGAGCATCCACTTTACGAATTGCTCTATTTCCTTTATCAAGCACATACAGAGTTCCACGATAGGATATAACATCCGTAAGGCTATGAAATGTAGCCTGATTAGCAGGTCCATCCTGAAATCCGGTCTCTGTTTGACCTGCAAGTACCCGGACATTTGAATCTGTACCAAGCTTCAAGATAGCGTGATTAAGCTCTGGATCATCCTCAGCACGATAAGCATCATAATTAGATATATAGATGTTTTGAAGATCCACTGCGATCGGATTCGCGTTCAAAATCTCAACCATTATAAACTGTAGTCAAAAAATATTCACCAACTCGTCTCCTTTTCTAGACGTCTGTCCCAGATTGGATCGGTGAAAGGTGGGTCAGCAGATGGTTCTGTTTGAGGAGGAACAAACTTTACAGCGATTTTAAGTCTATTGTTTTCAGATCCGTAATAGAAAGCTTGAACGTATTTACCACAAAACTTTTCAAGTTGTTCAAGAAGTGAATATTCGTTCAAAATACTTTCAACATTAAACATGATTGAACGAAACTTCATTGTACAATCCAAAGTGCAGAGTTCAACTTGAGGATCAATTCTTGCTTCTAAGCACACTGTGAATGCTTGTTTAAGATTTCCTTTACGAGCGGCATCCATTAAAAGAGAGTGCAAGTAGATTGAAAACTCTATTTTACCTTGATGGTTTCGTAGTTGTATGAGTTCTCTAATATCTTGATCAGAGAGAATAGGTGTCATTTTGTATGAATTAAACAGTTCTACTTAAATGTCTTCCATTTTATCCCAGAAAACTGAGTAGAAAGACGTTAAGCAAATGTGATACAACTACAGCAGCAACTCCTAACGCACCTGCTCCTTGCCAAGAGACAACACCACCAGAGGTATATGCGTTGGGAATGTATCGAAGCAATAGATCACGAGGAGCAGACATAGACAAAGCTACAGTAGCCAAAAAGAAGGAAATATACAATGTCAAATTAGCCCACATCAATCGCATCATGGGAAGACTAGGTTTAAAAGAAGGAGCCATCTGTGTTCTCTGAATGTGATCGGAACCAGATACACCTGCCATTGGAGGCATTGACTGAGGAAGCTGGGGCGAAGGAAGGAGGGCGTCAAGCGAAGTTTGGTCGTCCATTGTTTATGAAGGAGACGGGATTTCACACGTTGCATCTTCCACGCGGTATTTGTAACATTTTCCATCTACCTTGACAGTTTTTGAATCGATCTCTTCCAAAGGAACACCTAAGATACGGTAGGTTGCATAGTTACGATGAAAGATCAATACTGAGATACCTAATCCAATCACAAATGAAAAGAAAGGACTTGCTCGTTCAATGGCTTTTGTGATATCAATCATTACTTCTTGTTGAGACTTGCGAGTAGATTGAAGGAATCTGCCTCGGCTCCACAAGGAACTTCAATGGCATTTGTGCGAACACATCCTGTATCTGTGTGAAAGATATCGTTGTCATATGGAGTAGGAACAGCGACTTCTTTTCGGGTAGGCGGAATAACAATACATGCAATTAACATACCTACAATCACTCCCGCTGCAATCCACGTGAGATGAAACATTACTCTTAAGAAGGAACAACTTTTGAGGCAGCCTTGGTATCCATATATTTGAAATAAGCTAGTGCAATAGGAGTCAACAAGAGACCTGAATAGGGAACTACAATTGAAATACATGTCAAAATATAGGCAGTAATCGTATGACCAGTAATAATTAGCAAGTGATAAGTGACTGCAATACTAAAGACCCAAAGTAAGGTCAAAATAAACTTTCCAACTAATCCAAGTGCTTCTAAAATTGTATTTGAAGGTGTAAAGCTAGACGCATCTGGAAGTTTGTATTGAGGTGCTTCACCAAACTTAACCTTTTGACCATCTGGAACAGCAACTGTATAAGGTCTTCCTGTTTCTTCATCCCTATAGGTCAAAGTTAATCTTCGTCCAGTCACGACATTTGCTGTCTTCTGTTTCTCAGCTATTTTCTTTTGTAGTGTGCTAGATTCCAGTTGATTTACATTGAAAGTAATACATTTAGTATCGGATGCCGATTTACAAATTTCAGTTGCTATTTTCTTAATTTCAGTCTTCTCAGCGTCAGATAAAGAGACATTTTGAGAACCCGTTAATAAATCAAAAGCTGGAACAAGTGTAGCATCTGCTACCAAATCTAGATATCCTTGTTTAGCCTTCTCTTGCATCGAGGGTGTAATATCAGTTGTAGAATTCTCATCACCCCACGTTGCTTGTTCAACGATAATGCCCATTGTTAGTTAGCAAATACGAAATTCGCAAGACCACTGACGATTCGCAGGAAATTAATGGCTTCAACGTAGACACCAAGATTGTAGGTGTATGAAAAAATGATATTGTCTCCATTTGTATTACGAACGACTGTCACAATTGTATCTGGAGGATACAACAAGGTTCCATCTGGATTTCTTAATGCAAGCTGAGCAGCTGTAACTACTACAGGATTGGGTGAAAATACAGTAGATTTCAAAATACAAACTGTTTCTTGTGCAGCAACTGCAGCAGCAGTTGGGATCGGTTGTTGTAATGTTAAACGCAAGGCTACTTTGTTGAACATACTTCCATTAATAGCTCCACTTGGTTGATACAAGTCATTATTCAGAGCAAATGAATACATATATACTCCAGGAATTTCAGGTGCATTTCCGGTTGTATGTTTGTACATCTGAATCAGTGAGAAGTAAGATGAAGGTTTAACAGCAAATCTCTCTTTACCATCTAACAGAAGTTGTCCTTGTGTTAGTGCATCACGAGGATACACGGATGTAATTTGTAGTTGACCACTTGAATACAAATATGTTTGAGTTTCAGTTGAATATATCACTGAAGAATATACATCATTTGCAGTGCCTGTTGTTGTAAAAGGAGCACGGTGAGGATCATCCCAGTTCGTATAGTTATCCCAATCATTCGTCAAAATCTTATCGGATCTCTGAGCAGACCATACAATACGAGTTACTAAATTGAAGAACGGAATTTCAATGTCTGAATTTCCACCATACTGACCTGGATTGTTTACAAAGGTTACAGTCTTTACTAGGAATGTCTGATCTGCAGTTGCAAGTTGAGCCATTTCCATCTCTGTCAAGTAGATAAAGTTTCCTTCCAGATAGGGATCAGGGAAAAAGGTAGTGAGACTAGTATTTGTAGACGCTCCAGTTACAGTAGGTGGACTCAAGAATCGACCAATACCATCATACGTTGAGGTAGGAGAAAGAGGATTATAACTTGTCATTTCTGGACGAACACGCTGACCATAAGTCGTTGACAATGGATTCACATCAATAACCGTATACAATTCATTCAGTGGTCGTAATGTAACATTGATTGAAATGTCGGAGTTCTGCATAGACACTAATGGAAGAGCCATACCAGGATTCTCACAAAACCAAAAATGAAGAGGAATTACTAATTGACGTGAACGAATTGAAGGTTCAGGTGTCTTGGTGTTTGGAACACCACCTGGAAAGTTCAAAGGTGTAATTGCATGAGGATATTGATTGATTCGATCATATGCATTTGCAGGATCCTTAAGTTCAGGCACATTACCAACCATTTCATCTACAATCTTTCGCTTGTTTGGATCATGTGTCAAGTAGGAATAAAACTTGAGCCATTCACCCGTTAGACGTTGAAGAACTTGACCATTTGCAGTGATCTCTACGCTATCAATCAAATTGTATCCAATATTTTCAACCCACTTGAACTCGTATCCGATCGAATTTGAGCGTTGATCATATCCAGTAGGAGGAGCATTTGTATTTAAAAAGTAAAGAGGTGACCAAATATCAGGTAGAGTCACTACAAGATAGGTATCATGAAGCATCTGTGCGTAGCGATCAATCCGACACGAAATTGTTCGTTTAGTTGTCTGAGCAAACTCCAAATTAGAGCTGCTAAATGTCATTCGGATTGCTTCCATAGCAAAGTTAGTGTGTCGCCGATAAACTGCCCTAAAATGCGTCATAGACGGATTTCCATTAATAAGTTCGTTCTGGGCTCCAATTGCGACAAGTTGAAGTAGACCTCCCGGCATATTGTGTTAGTATGAGATTAGACTAAATAGGTCGTAGTCGCAGTATTTCTAGGAACACAGCAATCTGAAGTGTATGTTTTTCCTAATGTAGCTGGGCCAACTGTATTGATACCTACACCCCCAACAAATCGAGTGTACATTTGTGCCTCATTTGCAAGAACACCAACATACATGGTATTAGTGCGTCTCTTCTGAGGTGGAGGAGCCACAGATAATGATCTAGCAATAATCTTGCGCTTCTGGTTTGTCAAATAATCTTGCGCTGAGTTGACTTGCATTTGTGATTTACGGAGAGAAAAGACTATCAGTATAATGAGATTTGTTCTGGTTAGCACTCACGTAGATCAGACGACAGGATATTCAAAGGTTGTGTATAATCTATTGGGTCAACTGTCAACACTTGCACCTCAAGTGAAAACCTATCACTTTGGATTTCAGCGTCATGCATCACATTCAAATATTCGAACAGTTCCTAAAGGTGTCATTTCGTATGATGCAGCTGCAAATGAAGACCCAAAGGAAGAAGGATTTGGATTCAATAAAATTTATGATTATTTAGAGATGGTTAATCCTGATGTAGTGATGATCTACAATGATCCATTGATTATCCATCGGTTTATTGAAGCAATGAAGTTTGACAAGGAAAAGTCAAAGTATAAACTTTGGTTATACATTGATCAAGTCTACGAAGGTATTTTACCACCTCTTATTGAAAGTATGAACAAAAATGCACACCGTATTTATTGTTTTACTCCTTACTGGGCAGACATCTATTCAAAATATGGTCCATTTCCAGACATTCGAGTTCTTGAGAATGCAGTCGATACAACCCTTTTTTCCAAAATTCCAGAAGTAACACGTGGCGCTATTCGTTCTTCAATGAATCTTCCATCCGATGCAGTCTTAATGATTAATGTCAATCGCAATAGTCATCGAAAAAGACATGATCTAGCATTGATGGCATTTGCAGAACTTATTACACGAGATCCAAAGAAACCTTATTATTACATGGTTGTTACTGGACTTAATGCTCAGCAAGGAGCCTATCATGACATCAATCGTATTTTTACACTTGAACTACAACGTCGAGGATTAACTCCAGCAGATTTTGCAAAGCGATTAATGTTAGTCGATACATCTGCAAAAGCTCTTCCTGATGCAGCCATTAATGAACTCTATAATGCAGCAGATATAGGTGTGAACACTTCAGATGGTGAAGGATTCGGACTCTGCCAGATTGAACACTTGTATACAGGAGCTCCTCAACTTGTAACGGATATTGGAACCTATCGCTCATTTATGGATGAAACCGTTTGTGGATTTGTCAAACCAAATGATCGCATCTATTTCTCCGGAACAATGCCTCTTGGATCATGGGCTCCTAATTTCAGTTACATTGATATTGCAAATACAATTGAAGATATGATTTCAAAACTTCCAGCTCTTAAGAAAGCAGCTGCAAACTATAAGTTCAAGACCTGGAAAGAGGTATGTTCTTCGTGGTTAGAAGATGTTAAGTCAGAAATTCTATAGAATTAGGAGTTACTAATGTTCCCATTCGTAATAACCGTTGATTATCATCCCATGCAGGTCCATCAAAGACTTCCTTTGAATCGGGATCTAGAATTAATGAAATTCCTTTGACCAACACTTTTTGCAGTCTTCGGTGTTTCTTGGATGTATTGCGCAATACAGTTGCATCTGTATCTTCATTTTTGATATTTGGTCTGAAAGCTAAATCTTCGCCTGTTGTGGTTGAATCAAATCGCATACAAGAAACTACTGGACGTTCTCGAGAATGAAGCTTTCTATGAATTTCACAATCAATCGCAGATTCTTTTAGTAATAACGCCATGCGCTGTCCAATGCGTTCCTTTTCGAAAGCCGTTTCGTAAAGGTATTCATCTGTAGACATGAACGTTTCTACTGGATCTCCTTCATAACGCTTGATTACCATATCATTACGACGAATGGCAACAATGTTAGGATATTCAGCGGATTTCATCTGGTTCTCCGTAAAAACAGAAATGTAGAAACTTACCTTGACCGTACGCTCTTCCATGGGTAACGTTGCATGTGAACAAATACGCATTGCACGACCTATAACTTGATCATGACGTGCTGGAGTCCAGTGAGGTTCCATAATATGAACATGTCGAACATTGTTCAATGTAATACCTTCTGCGCCTGATGCAGATGCCATCAGTAACTGAAGAATCTTCTTGGGTCGTTTTTGAACACTTTCCTTCAAGGAAGCAGGAAAGTTCTTGGAATAGACTCCATTGAAAATTTGACGAGTCAAATCACGTTCTTCAACGTTCTCTTCACCTGTGTAAAACGTATATGCAGGTCTGTCATCCAACATTTCAGGATCTTCTACCCATTGATTTCCTTGACGAGTCAATTTATAAGGCTGCCATCCAGAAGTATCTAATACTGCAGACAGAATGCCTAATCCTTCTAATGAACGATATTGAGAATACACGAATTGATTGTTTCCAAGTGATGCCTTGATATTTGTCAAAATTCGTAGGATCTTAGGACTGAAGGTTTCCAAAGCTTTTTCAGATAAATAGCGTTGAGGAGATTCCTTAAGTTTCTTGATAACAACATCCGCTGCTTCTTTTTGAGGCTTCTTTTTCTCGGATGGTGCTTCATCTGAGGGTTCCTTGATAGCTAATTCAGGTGGAAGTGCATAGTCGCATACAAGACGAGTAGGAACACGAAAAGTGCTCAAATCTTCATCTAATTTAGTACGCCCTCGTCTTGAATCAATCTTCATTTCAATCCAGCGCACTTCAAGATAGCGTATAAATTGCTCATCGGACATAGGGACTTTTTCAAGTGTTTTATCCAAGTCAATTCTTCGTGGAAGTAATCGTTCATCTGCACCTTTGAAATATGAAACTAAGCCTTGAATACGACGACGAAATAGCATTGGATTTTTGATGTTCAAACCATCCAGAAACAACCCTGCAAATTCTTCATAATCAGTTGGAAGACATTGAAGTTGTTCTGTAGTAACACGTTCTGTTGCAATTTCACCGCCTCCTACATCCGTTTCTATTTTTGACTTGATTGAAGCAACCCAATCGGCAGCTTGAGAAATAAAGGGCAAGTCCTTCATATACTGAACTGCAACACGGTCACCATCACCATTATAAGTTGAACGAAACTGAGGAGGATTGCGAGTGACCATGACATACTTCTTTAACGCATTGAACTCAATTGTATCAATTTCAGGAATTGCACGTAATGCTTTAGTAATTCGTTCTTCATCCCAGGTTGGAATGGTTTTGAAAGGCAACGTGATTCTTTCAATGGGTCCACGAAGAAGATTCATCATATACGAGATCTCATTCGGCGAATTGATAATGGGTGTTCCAGATAACAATACAATCTTACATCGTTTTGCATTGTAAAGTTTATCGTAGAGTTTTCCAGTGATTAATGATTCATTGATCACACGTGAAATCAAGTTATGAGCTTCATCTACAATGACAACTGAATCATCATACATTCCATCTTTAATGTATTCATCAATGTTGGAGGTTGAAAGACCATTGTATCGAATAAAGTTGAAACGCTGTTCAAGAACATCCTTGATTTGCTCACGAATCGCTTTTTTGTCCTGAACTGAAAAGGTTTCAAAATTTGGTGTTTGACTTGGAGTTGTAATGTAAATACGATTATGTTTATCCATAAACTTATCTGAAATACCCAGTCTCTTTCCTTCAGCCCTGACTTCATCGTTCAATGTGCGTGTAGTCCAGTGATTTTCCACGGCATAAATTGGATCGCCGCATTTCTGGAGTTCTTCACGAAAGTTTGGTTCAAGAGAAGCAGGAAGCATCACATAGACTTTACTGGTGCTAAGCAAAGACTCAGCAACTGCAATGGATGAACACGTCTTACCAGATCCTAAACCATGATAGACTAACAAACCGCGATAAGGTGTTTCAATCTTCAAATAATCACGAATGATCTTTTGATAGGGAAACAACTCTCGTCCAGTTCCTGTTCTCTGTAAACAAAGATCAATGTTTTTATCTTCTTCGTCCAATGGGTCTTTGTCCTTGGATCTGTAATCAGACTTAATGAACATTCGTGTAATCGCATCTGAAAAGGCCTTTCTATTAGGAAGGACGAATGCTTGTGAAGCCATCATTATATTCAGGCGTGTTGAAAAAAATAACCATTTGACATAATGAATCAACCTCCTATACCTCCAATGCCTGAAGACCATCTTTTGCCAGATCCTTTACCAGAACCTCCTAGAGATATGGGTGCTCTAGTTAATATTTCACGATTAGAAGTTGGAAAAACTTATGTTCTTTCTGGAATCTTAAACGGTTCCAGACGATACCAATATGTAACGGTTAGAGGTAAAACTAGAGTTATTATACACCGATATGCACTTGACCTGGACATTTTAAATAGGAATAAGAGGGTTATAGCAAGTCGCTCAGTTCGATTGTTAGACAACCAAGATTATACTGTCTTTTACAGACTCACAACTGAAGCACTTACAAAAGCGTTTGAGAAAAAGGCAAGTCGTCTAGCGTTTGATGAAGCTTATGAATCAAAGACAGGTCAGTCTTCTAGTCCAGGAACAGGTCCAGCGGATCTTATTCGTGGATATGCAGGTCTTCAACAACCTAAAGGTTCAGGACGTAAGACACGAAGAAAACGCAAGAGTTCAAGACGAAACCGCTAAACTTTTTACGCTGCTTGATACAATGGATTTAACCCGACGAAATCATCGTATCTGGATGATAACTATTTATCTGTTCTTAATGGCTACGTTCATCTATCTAAAACCGTCCGTCGCCTTTGGGCGTGAAGGAAGGATTCGCCCGTTTGGGGCAACCGATCGTGAAGCCACTGTCTTTCCTTTGTGGTGGTGGGTGTTTGTGATTAGTGTAGTTGCATATTGTATGACGGTCTATTTAGCAGGATTTAGGTTTACATCATAGCCAATGAACACCCTCTTCGTGTATCATCAAGATAGTTGTAATAGGAGGCTACAGTGGGAATATAAACATGTTTCTCTTTGTATTTTTCGTAAATTTCTTCAATAAAGATCCCATCTGCCCAGTAGAGTTCTTCTTTCCATACACCACACATGTATGCTGGAATAACATACTGTGCTGTATCAATCTTTTTTAAACGTGGTTCTTCACCACCCATAATTCCACCTGGTTTATTTGCAAATATATCCATTCGTAGTTGATCAAATGTGTAAAAATGATCTTCGTTCATTTGTGGAACTAACTCCCAGAACTTAGGATGAACAATGTTATCATCATCCAAAAAATAGATAAGTCCTGATTTGACTTGATCTAATGCAGCGTTTCTCTGTGGGTTTCCAGAGATTCCTCCAGACACTCCAAATTCTATAATCTTTGGATGATTAAACACTCCAGTAAAAACACCATTTGTACGTGTAACATCATGTGCAATCAACCATCGATTTACATATGTAAAGTTAATCGACTTAAAAAGATGTTGAAGATTGTTTGGACGACAACAGGGAGTAATAATTGTAATCATTATGTATTTTTTCAGTGAACCTTTAGATAGTTTCAAACGTTTCAATGACAGATCGCAATTCTTCAATCATACGTTTTCTCTGAACATGATGAGGTCTCACAAGACGATCACATTCCTCAAAACTCTTCCATGCAATCGCTGAGATCTCTCGACGTTGCATTGGAGTAAATCGCTGTGTAAGATTGACCATCTCAGGATTTTTTAGCAATCCTACGAAATAGATATGACGATACGTAATACCATTCAGTCCTTCAAATGTCTCTTCTAACCGAATGTTCTTCAAGACCACATAGGCATCTCGTGAAATATTCGTCTCTTCCCAAAACTCACGGATTGCACAGTCAACATCAGATTCACCTCGTATTCTACGTCCCTTTGGAAATCCCCATTCAGGTTCACCGTATTTAGATGGAAACTCAGCAACTAGCTCTCTCAAATTCAGCTTATCGTATTTGACTTGTGATTGAATATAGTCATTTCCTGAATTGTCATCTCCCCATGCAATTCGCCAGGTCATTTCAAAGGGTAGATTTGCAATGGTAGCCTGCTCTGCAATCGTCATGTTTCCAATAAGCTTTCCAATATAGTCTTTGTCATCTACATCATACTTTCCTCGCATAAACTCTGCGAAGCTCATACTATCTTTTCGTCGTATCATGATCAGCCGCGTATCTGGCGGTTTTATTGGAAGAGACGGTGTATCAACTAGGATTATTCCGCAGGATAATACTGGATCGTTACATGACCTAAATAAATGACCTTTGGCTCCGCAGTTGTTACAATACATTACCGTCTGTGATTTTGGTGGTGGTCCTATTCGTTTTTCCATTGTGTCTTAAGACACTTTCCTTTGTAAGTGATACATAAATGGGATTGTTCTCGTCCAAACCAACCCCTGCTCCGTCTCTCTTGAATGCATCGACTCAGACAACACCTTCTTTGAGTTCATCTGTGAACTCGGTAGGTTCTGGATTTAATTCATTAGGTTTCTTCTTTAAGGCATTGGTTGTTCTAGTTGGAATTGTGTTAGTTTTATTTTCAGCTGTTTTGATTTATAATGCCGTCGCTGCAGCTAATGGACAGCCTACCGTAAGTGTACTTGGATCAAATACTGTTCCAGATCAAGCTCCATTGCCGCTAGATGGTAAAATAATGACTACTGTCCCTGCAGCAAATATACCCATCACTCAAGGAGCAGATAATGGCGTTCAATTTTGGATGTATATCAAAGATTGGGATTATGAGTTTGGTAAGAAGAAGAGTATTCTATATCGCAAGGATTCTACAAATGCAGCATTCAAAAATCCAGACATTTCACTACATGAAACGGATAATAGTTTGAATGTAACTGTATCCATCTATCCTGCTTCATCTGGAGCTGGGGCTTCTAGTTCACCTGCTGCTTCAAATAGTGGATCTGCTTCAGGAGATTCATACACATGCACAGTTGAAAATGTCCCTCTTCAAACATGGTTTGCTGTCTCAGTAACTGTATTCCAGCGTAATTTGGATATTTACATCAATGGAAAATTAGTAAAGTCCTGTGTGCTACCAGGTGTTCCTCGCCCTGCTGCTGGAGACATCATAATTGGAGACAATAAGGGATTCTCAGGAAGTGTATGTAATGTTCATGCATATCCTAAGATGTTAGGACCTTCCGATGCTGCAGCGTTTTTTGCAGCTGGAACCAATTGTGCAAGTTTTGCTCAACCTTCAGCTGATAACACAACTGATAAAGGATTCACTCTTTTTGGATACACATTTATCATCAAAGATAAAGCGGGTAAAGTGGTTCAAAGTTCATCTATCTAAAGCATAATGCGAATTCTCCTTAAATGTCCAACACGTTCAAGACCGGGTCAATTTATCCGTGTTTTGAATCAATACATAACTTTAGCTAATCGTCCTGATCTACTTGGAGTATGCGTTTCATGCGATCAGGATGATTCAACAATGACAGATACATCAATTCAATATCAAATCAAAAATATAACTCATCAAACAGCTTGGTCTGAGATTTATTATGGATCAAGCACTAGTAAAATTGAAGCAGTTAATGCAGATATTGCAAGTATACCTTGGAACTGGGAAATGGTTATTCTTGTCTCCGATGATATGGTTCCTCAAGTTAAAGGATATGATGATGTATTGAGATGTCATATGATCGCAAACTTTGCTGATACAGATGGTATTTTATGGGTAAATGATGGAACACAAGGTAATAACTTAAATACAATTTCAATTATGGGACGAAAAATGTATGATTCTTTTGGTTACTTGTATCATCCCATTTACAAGAGTCTTTTTTGTGATACTGAATTTACGGATCTTTGCAAGGGATCCTTAGCTTCTAAGTGCACATACATTCCATATACATTGATTAAACATGAACATCCTGGAACTGGTTTCCCACAACGCAACGATGCACTCTATATTAAGAATAACTCATTTTGGTATGAAGATATGTTAACTTATATTTCTCGTAAAAAGTATGAGTATGATTGGACTATTATGATTCCAACTATTACAGGTCGTGAAACCAAACTTTATAACTTACTTCAAACTATCGAAGAACAAAGAAAACGTATTTGTCCTTCTCTAAAAATTGAAATCTCTATTTCATTTGATAATCGTGAAAAGAAGATTGGAACTAAACGTCAAGAACTTCTCACAAATGCAAAAGGAAAATACATATCTTTCATTGATGATGATGATTTAGTTACAGATTCTTATTTTGAAGATGCACTTGCAACAATTCAAGGAGAGTATCATGTTTGTCGTCTTCGAGGACAAATGAATCAATTTACATTCACACATAGTATCGAAAACACATTAGATAAGCCAATGTGTGAAGGTGATGTATTTTTACGTCCACCCAATCATCTAAATATACTTTTATCTGATATAGGAAAGCTATTTACTTTTGGAAATGCTGTTCGTGGAGAAGATTTAGACTGGTGTATTCGACTTGCACAAAGGAATTATCTTAAACGAGAATATAGATCTGATCCATCAAGAATTCATTATATCTATAATTTAGGAAATCGTACAGTCTCTAATGAGACTGCAGAGATGCAGAGAAGGACAAACTACCAAACAATGCTAAAAACTGTATGGCTTGATGGAGGCGCAACTTTAAATACAAATGAATCTAGAAATCGACCTAGTGGACTTCGTCTGAGTGGTAGAGGGTTTGTTTCTAAGTAAAGTGTAATGGGTACATTTACAATTATTGCAAGTATCATTGCAGTTATTTTAGTTGGATTGATTCTTTGGAGAGTCTTTACGCCTTCACCAAAAACAACCGATGCAATTGATGTATTGAAAGGGTCTATTTCAGGAAAGGAGTCAAAATCATTTCCTGGAAGTAAGCTGAGTCGTTCGTTCAATCAAAAGGAAGGAGCTACATTCACATACACTGGTTGGATTCTTGTGAAGGACTTCACGTATAATTATGGTCAAAAACGAGTGATCTTTACAAAAGGAGATTGCCCAGGACTATATTTAGATACTACCTCAAACTCTCTTCTTGTTGTAATGAATACATATGCAAATGCACCTGAAACGATCTTAATTTCAAATATCACTGCTAACAAATGGATTCACTTTGCAATTGTAGTGGATCAAGATTCAGTAGATATCTACATTAATGGTGTAATTCGTCAACATCATACACTTCTTCAACTTCCAAAGCAAAATGGTAGAGAAGTCCAAGTAGGATCTTCAGGTTTGGCTGGATGGGATGGTGTTCTAGCAGAGCTTCAATACACACCTCGATCATTGTCACCTAGTGAAATATCTGAATTGACATTAGATGTTCCTAAGAATGATTTAACAGTTCCACCTTCAGGGCCTCAGTATTACGATTTAAGCTGGTATACCGGACGAACTTAAACTTAATTCTTGATAGCTTGTAATGAGCGCAGGAGGTCAAAATAGTACTAGTCTATCTGGAGTTCAATCCATGCGTCTTCAAAATACTTCAGATGTAGTTGCACGTCTTCGAGTTCAAGGTATGCATCGAATGTTCAATTCAAGCACACCTACGGCGTTCCGTAATCGTGCTCCAACTGGATATGATTCCTTTCTTCAATTTCTTCAGGGACGTAAAGAAGGATGTGCAACTTGTTTAGGATTACCTTATCAACCTTTGACAACATCTACTACGACGATTCTTTCGTTTCGGAACTAGATTTTAGTTTCTTAATTGCTGCCTTAGCTTTCTTTTTAGAAGATGCATCATCAGGATTATACGTGAAGAAATACTCTAAAAACTTCTTAGAGGATCTGTCTTTACCAAGTTCTTCAAACAATTCGGCCTTACGACGTTTCATCTCAATAAAACTTTCTTGAACTCCGATACATTCTTTGGGTGTCAAAATCTCAAATCTTCGTTTAGCTTTAGAATTTGCAACATCTACTAATCGTTGAGCAATACAAAGAACACTTGCAACATTCTCTTCTTGTGCCCCTGAATAGAGGTATGCGAAGAAAAATTGAAGCGTTGTAGGAATACTCGCAACACGAACTCCATTATCCATTTCATGATAACTGTGGCATGCAGTGGTTTCATAGAACCGGAACAATGATTTTGTACCATCTTCACTCAAAACTGACGTTCTGCGTGGAAGAATATCATTTTCCTCATTCACTTCTATCTTTTCACCTTTTGTCAATCGTTCAATAGTTTCACGTTCTGCTAAAAGACCAATGGGTGTAGTCCAGTTTTTATTAAGGTGAATTTCAGCAGCACTCACGCTCAATAAAACAACATCTTCATTCTTCAAAAGTTTTAGAACTCCTTTTTGCTGTTCATCACTAAGTTCTTCATGTTGCTTTGCGTCTTTTTTACTACAAGAAGTAGGAAAGGCTTTGTTCAAAAGTTCTAAGCGCGAATACACCTTTTCCCAACGTGATACGTCACCATGTGGCCTGCTTAATTCAAGATACATAGACATTCGCAAGAAGTTCACTGGAACATAATGAATTCCTTGACGGACTTCTGACTGTTCCCAAAGACGATCGAAGATTTCCTCGTCTAAATGTGTAATGTCTGCTACACCTGTGAAATCTGCAAAGACTTTGAATGTTCCCAAGTGCATACCTGGCTTGACTTCAACGGCTGCAATACCTTTCTTTCGTAGTTGGTTTGCGATGATCACTGAATGAGCCTGTGGTGTCTTACTGAAAAAGTCATAATCTGGAACATCCTCCTCTGGATTGTAAAACTGATCTTTCTTAGGTAAGAGATTGTTGATAGCAGTACCTCCATAGCAAAGAACACGATTGTTCTTCAAAAAATCTTTTACGACGGCGAGGCTCGTGATAGTGCCTGGATCCTTTGCGGCGACACGATTGTTCTCTGTTTCCAGATCTTTCACCATTTTTGCGATCTCCTCCATTAAAAATGGATACGACTTTGTTTTTAATATTAGGAAGCATCAAGAATGCCTCCTAAGAGATACAATTTTCGTGCTCGTAAGACTCCGGTAGTTTGGGTAGATGACGACACCCTTAAGACCAAAAAAGAGGAGGAGGACCAAGACGATTCAGACTATATTCCAGAAGATGAAGATGAACCAGAATATGAGAGCGATGAAGATGAAGATGAAGATGAAGATGAAGACGAGTCAGAAGATGAATCTGAGGATGAAGAAGAAACTCTTAAGCTCCCCAAGGGTGCAAAAGTCTCAGTGAAGCTTCACATTCATCAGTTCGCAGGAGGTAAGGGTAAAGGTCGTGTTGATATTGATGAGCGAAGTGATGATGAATCTGAGGAAGAACAAGAAGAGGACTTCATTGCACACTTGATGGACAAGTATGTTCGACCTGAAAAGGGAATGTCTCCAGCACATCGTGGAGGACGTCATCGCAAGGGTCGTGAAGATCCTGAAGAACCAGCTTTGTCTCTCAATGAAGAAGAGGAAGACTATTTTGAAGACCTTTCTAAATCAAAGAAGCGCAAGCTCAATGAGAAGATGAAGGGTCTTGCAAAGTTAGTATCCGATGGAGAAGTTCCATACAAGTTCAGAGTGCTTGAACTTCCAATACCAGATCAACTCAAGGCAACAGTCATTCGTAAGATTGATATACTGAATGAGATGGATGCAGAAGGTGGAGAGGTACATAAACTCAAGACTTGGGTCGATGGATTCCTTCGCATTCCATTTGGAAAGGTTGTTCCACTCCCAGTCAAGTTCTCTGAAGACCGAGCAGGTTGTTCTAAGTTTCTAGCAGATACTCAGGTTACAATGGACAATGCAGTCTACGGTATGAACGCTGCAAAGGCACAGATTATGCAAATTGTGGCTCAATGGATCGCAAACCCAACCTCTGTTGGAAATGTGATTGCTCTCAAAGGTCCTATGGGTGTAGGCAAGACATCCTTTGCAAGACATGGTGTAGCAGAAGTATTGAAGCGTCCATTTGAATTCTTCTCACTCGGTGGTGCATCGGATTCAGCAAACTTTGTAGGTCATTCATACACTTACGAAGGAGCCACATGGGGTCGTATTGCAGATGCAGTGATGTCCGCACGATGCATGAATCCAGTGATCTACTTTGATGAGTTGGATAAGGTCTCTACAACAGCACATGGTGAAGAGATCATTTCAATGCTCATTCACTTAACAGATCGATCACAAAACTCTCATTTCCACGATCGATACTTTGCAGGAGTTGACTTTGATTTAAGTCAGTGTCTGTTCGTGTTCTCCTTCAATGATGAAACCAAGATTCATCCGATTCTAAAAGATCGTATGCAAGTGATTACTTGCTCTGGATATACTGCAGATGATAAGAAGGTTATTCTCAGTCAATATGTATGGCCTCAAGTTTTGAAGCGTCTAAATATGGAAGAGGATCTCACTATCACAGATGAAGCAGTGAAGTTCATGATTTCAGAGTATTCTAATGAAGAAGAAGGTGTTCGTGTTCTGATCCGTTCCGTTGAAACCTTAGTCACTCGCATCAACCTTCTAAGGATTGCTGATGAGAAAACTGCAAAAAGTTATCCATTCTACAAGGCAGTCAAGCTACCGATGTCCATTACACCTGAAGATATCAAGGCACTCTTGGTTGAATCTAAAGTAGTTAATGAATCATGGCGTCACCTATATACTTGAATCCAATCCTCATCATTAATACGAAATGAAATCTCAGAGAGGTTATCATCCAATGTCGAGTAAATACAGGTAATCGTTTTTCCTTTTACTCGAATATTGCTACAGAACTCTACAAAACTAGAATGGAATAAGAATGGAACTGAAATACGTTTGGGTCTATAACTTGTAGAGTCAAGAACAACAATACAGCTAAAATAATTTCGAGGTGTTTCTCCAACTACAAAATGCGTCAGAGCCCATAACTCATTTTTGACTTTTACAGGTGCTCCAGATCCGCGCAAATGACGGAAGAACCAGGGTGTAGCATGACGAGTATGAATATCTAGTTTTGACCCTCTATACTTTCCAACTTGAAGGGGAAACCAGTAATAAATGACATCATCTGTTCCAGGAATTGCAAGCCAATTCTTCTCACATCGAGATCCAGTTGGAGATTCCATGATCATACAATCACTATACTTTCCAGTATCTGGATCATACTTTCCACGTAGAATTGCATGATAGGGGACATATTCTGCAACAGTTGCAGTAAATCTTAGTTCTCCTAATGAATCTTTGTAGATACGAACATCTTCGAGACCTTTTACATGTGCTGGAATTTTTGGAAGATTGGTTGAATTATCATCCATTAATGTAATTTCCTTAGTGACTTCGTTATAACATGCATTTTGTGTCATCACTGGATTCTGATCTGAATACGATCCATCTTTCATTGTGTACGTTGTGTTTGTATGATTTAGATTGTAATTCACAAATCGTATGTTATGATAGGGTGCTGAAATTGAAACATGTGAAGGATGAAAGTTAGGACCAAAGAGATCTCTTTGGATTGGATAAGGTTTAGATTCACCTTCCAAAATTTCAATATAGAACTTAATATTTGCATAAACACTATCTGGATATGGTTTATCAGACATCATATAATTCATTGAATGGCGTAGAGCTTCACGTTTTGTTCCAAGTGTATAATATCGACAAATAGTCTCTTCATAGTCAAAAAGTCCTAGATAGACATCACGTTCAATAAATAATGAGTCTCTTGGAAATGGAATCTGCTTACCTAAGCGAATATAATGCATTGCCTTAAAATGTTGTCCCTTCATGCGAAGATACTTAACAAAATGATATAATGCTTCTGCTCGACCAGGATATAAAGCGTATGCTTTTTGAACCCATTCTTCAAATAAAATTGGATTATCTAGTGTTTCATATGTTTTTGCAATCATGTAATAAGAATACCAAACTTCTTCAAACCATCCACCCGCTGCGATACGTTGTTTATACATTTCAATTGCTTCTTCCCACTTTCCCATTGAATGGTAAGTTTGTGCAAGGTAAAACATATAACGAACATTAGTTGGTTCATCTTCCAATCCTTTAAGAAGAAGTTCTAAATCACGAGGAAACTTATTATCTTTACATCCTCCATCATTTCGATCATCAATGTAAGCAATTTCTTTTGAAAGATGTTTACTTTCAGCATCCCAATATTCATGAGTCACACCACGACAGACCCAATCATGGTCCATTCGAATCAATCGTGTATTTGGATATTCCAAATTTCCTGCTAATTGAATGAGTGTATATCCAAGTTCTCCTAATGTTTGTTGTTTAAGTTTTCCAGGAACAAACACCATATCACCATCTAATAGGAGACCATAAGTATCTTTGAGATCCCAATCTTTAGACTTGCAATAAGATTGAGCATTCTTAAAACTAAGTGTACGATTATGTCCAAAATCTTTCCAAGTAGACATTTCAACGGTTCCTTCATGAGTTGTTAAAAAATCTGATACAAGTTCTACTGTCTTGTCTGTAGAACCTGTATCTGTAATAACATATGCATCCACTACACCTTCAACCGCATTTAAACATCGTTGAATGATCTTCTCTTCATTCTTGACCATTAAAATCAAGACGAACTTTGGCATCTGCGTCCGTATTGTCATTCCTTGAATCGTTCTGTCTAAGTAAATGAGCTCCGAATTTGTCAAACAATCCCTTCGTGAGAATCTGAGTCGCACCCTCATCCCACATGTTGCAGATGGTCTTTGGTCTATTTATGACAATGCAAAGACTGCCTGTATCCGAAACAAGCAACCAGGAGAAACATTGAAAACATTTCAAAACCTTTTGACCCGTGTTCCTCAGTGGACAGATGAAATTTTGAATGCTGAAGTGGCTCGTATTGAAAAAGTCTCAAAATGCGAATACATGGAAGACTTATTGCTAGGTGTGTTTGTCAGTTATATTCGTGCATTTGCTTCTCTTCAGCAATCCGACGAGGCACATGTAAATATTGAATTTGACCGTCCATCTCTTTCCAAGTTCATTTTCACTCTCTACAAGGCAGCAGCTCGAAAGTGCTGGTCCAATGCGTATATGTTCAAAACTATTGATGTTTCTTCTGAACAACAATCTCGAAACCGTCGTGATATTGAAACCATGTTAAGTGGAACTCTAGATGAAGTGGTAGATAGTTTCATTCCATGGAAGGATATTAGCAAAGCCTATTTCCAAGCAAGAGCTGCTCCTCCTGAAGCACCTAAGAGACCTGATACACCTGTTCCTCCTAAACCTGAAGTTTTGGAACCTCCTAAACCAGCATTGTCTTTTGGTGAATCTGAGACAGTTGAGTTTGAAACCGATAATGAAGATGATGATGAAGATGAACGCCCAAGACTGACAATGGGTGAAGATATTCAACTTGACTTAACAGATGATGAAGAAGAACCTGCCGCCCAGCCTACAGGAGTTGTGAAGTTGGATATTTAGGGGGTGCGTCTAAGTATCCCCAAAGCAATCCACATTGAAAATCAAATGGAATACCAGACTCTTGCGATGATTGTAGGTGCCGTAATGATTGTGGCTGCTTTATTGTATGTATTAGATCGCCGTGCAAAAACCCAGCCAGTTGATTACACAGATCTAAGTAAGATTGTTGCCGGTTCAGGTGTTCTAACAAGTGGAGTTTTATATTCATTGGGAACTGAAACAGGTGCTGACGTTGTAGAAACGGTTACCTCTGCTGCATCTGCAGCTCAGGAGATGTTCGTTGGAAAACCTGAGTTTTAAAGATACTTTACCAGATAATGAAACTTTCAGTGCTAACATACTGCACTGGATATCAATATGAAATATATGAAAGATTTGCTGGGTCGCTGTATGACACAGGATTCACAGGAACTCTTTATTTTGTGATACTTCCTTCAGATAAACAAAATGTAGAAAGGCTTCAAACACAGTATCCAAATATCAAAATAATCATTGATACATTGGATCGCACAACTGCATTTTTCACTCACAGATTTAAAGTATTCTTAAATCATATAGACGAAATTGAAGGCGATTATGTATTTATGACTGATTCTCGTGATGTATTATTTCAGAAAAATCCAGAAGACTTTTTATTGACGGATGATATCTATGTGTTTGAGGAAGATGTCATTATTAAAGATGAATCAATTAACACTATGTGGATTAAAGATCTAGGCTGGGTAATCAATATTGATATATTTTCATCTATTTGTGATAGACCTGTATTATGTTGTGGTACAACTTTCTGTTCAAAACAAAGTCTTTCTCATTATTTGAAAGTTATGAATAATGTAGTTAATTTGATTAAATTACCACTCGATTATGTTATGGATCAGGGAATACATAATTATATAGTGTATTTTAATCTTCTAAGACCATTCAATGTTAAGATCTTAACTAACAAAGATAATTTTGTGAATACAATTGCTATGTCTCCTTACAAGCTCCTGAACTCTGATAACAAGATTGTCAACTGTAATAATGAAGTATCCTATATAGTTCATCAATATGATCGTTGTGATAGTGAATTTAGAACAAAAATTTCGTCAAAATACAATTTTACAATCTGATAGAACTTATGTCTCAATCACTAAGGCATCTCCAAGCTGTGCTGCAGAAGGTGTAGCTCGATACTGAGTCATTCGTCCAATTTCCTTCTTTGGAACTGCTGAATCTCCACAATATCTTACAATTGCCTTATATAAATCGAATCCATGGTAACGATCGTGATTATCCATCTTCTTACGGAACATCACTGAAGTTCCGTCACTCTGTTTCATCCACTGCATAAACAACCCAAATAATGGATGTTCTGTCTCCTCCTTCGGTCCTTTGGGAAACATATCCCAAAAGACTGACGTAGCAAATCGAACTAAATCAAATGAAGAGGATGCGCTGATATGAGGATATTTGTTATTGTAAAAGGGTTCCATGTTGTATTGTCCTCCTGCTTCTTCGTCTTCTTGAAACTGACTGCTCATAAACAACTTGGACTCTTTCAATCCAGTTAGACGAACATTTACAATTGCCCGATCAAAGTCAATTAGTTTAATAAGGTATCCAAATGTAGGAACCTTGTACGGCTGAGATCCATGTTGATAGAACAGATGAGTTTGATTTGTTTTCACATACATCACATTATTACCATGTAGATCATTATGAGTGAATCCAAAGTTGCGTTGAGCATACGCTAATGCAAATACAATCTGTGAAACCCAAGCAACATGTTTTTCAGGTTCAGGATGTAGTTTGAGAAGATCGTAGAATGTTCCTTCACAAGGTTCCATGACTGTTGTCACAACTGGAACATTCTTAAAAGTAGCCCATGCAAAAGGTTCTGGATCTTCATCTTGATCCTCTTTGTCTTCATCTTCAAATAAATCAGAACATCCACAAGACTCAATTTCATAGACATCATCTTCTTCTGATTCATCATCTTCTTGCTCAGGGGATTCAGAAGATGCAATATCGTATGCTTCAACGGATCCTTCCTCTTCAGGAGTAATAACAGTTTCAGCATCAATCTCTTCAATACCCTCTAACTGAATTTCATCTGCTATTTCCATCGCAATACGAGCTCTTCGTGTATGACTAAATTCTGCATCGTGACCTGCTGTTCTAAGCTTTAATTCAAAAGTCTTTCCAATTTTGTCTGCAAACCAAGATTTCTCTGTCAAATCTTCATAGTCATCTGAAATATCGATTGTATGAGAGTCTGAGAGACCAACGTAGACTCCATAGACTTTAGGAAAATGTTCACACCCAGATTCAGATAAAACAATTGAAGTAATTGCACCTACATATGCTGCTGTATGAGGACTCTGCATACGTTCTTGCATATCATCTGCAACATCTGTGCGTTTAGGAACACCAAAGGATCCATAATCTCCTCTCATCGTTTTAAAAGGTGACAAAATCATTGTTGTCTTACGATGAACTGGAACCGTCTGACCTCCTACTCTAACATGATCAGTATCTACAATAGATTCAATTGGATTTGTAAGCTTAACTCCATATTCATGAATTCCAGCAATTGTCTCTGTTTTAAAGAGCTTTTCAAGACACGGAAAAAAGGGTTGCAAAGTGTTCATGGACCAATGCGTTCCATCTAATCTTGGCATACGTTGAAGTTTTAGTGTCAAGGGAGTTGTTCTTAGATCCTTTCCCATTATGAAATGTCTCGGTGATGAATGTGAAAAAATAAACGACGAGAAGAACAAGATGAATTTTCAACTCAAAAAGTTCAATATGGATATGATCAAAGATCGATGCGGAATGGATTCGCGTAAAAGTCCTATGATTGTGATCATTGGAAAGAAGGATACTGGAAAATCCTTCTTAGCTCGTGACTTGCTTTTTAATGTTCAGGACTGCTTTCCTGCAGGTCTCGTTATTTCGCCTACTGAGGCAGTGAACGAGTATTTTCAGTCTTTTGTTCCTTCTAAATTGATTCATGATAAATACGAACCTGGAAAAGTGCAAAACTTTATTAAGCGACAGTTTGCAGCCAAACAGAGATTTTTGAAGTCAAAAGCAAGTGGAGCACCTTTTGATCCTCGTGCGTTCATGATTTTAGATGACTGCTTGTATGCTGCAAAAGAGTGGATCAATGAAGAGTCTACACGTTTTGTGTTCATGAACGGTCGTCACTTAGATATGATGACCATTATCACTATGCAGTATCCTTTAGGTATTACACCCAACTTGAGAACCAACGTAGATTTTGTATTCATTCTTCGTGAGAATATCCTAGGCAATCGTCGTAGAATTTACGAGAATTACGCAGGTATGTTTCCAACCTTTGAGATGTTCTGTGATTTCATGGATCAATGTACAGAAAACTATGAAGGGTTAGTGATTTGCAACAATGTAGCTTCAAATAAACTTGAAGACCAAGTGTTTTGGTATAAGGCATCCGAACATCCACCATTTAGATTATGTGACCAATCCTTGTGGGCGGATAACAGACCATTTCAATCTGCAATGCTCGCAGCAGATGATTATAATGCTTCTTCATTGCGTAAAAAGAATGCACCACCTTCAGTCTGGGTTCGAAAAGAGGGAGGTGGTCGTGATTAAAATACTTTTAATAGATAAATGCCTAAGGCAGTAATTCTTTTTAGTTTTAAAAAGGACGATCCTTCACCGTTACTTAAAAATTTGTCAGACCTCACCTTCAATCGAAAAGATGGCCGTCGTACCATTTTTTCGAAGGAGTTTTCAGTCAATGAAGTTGAACTGGAGTTAGATCAACTAAAGGCAGTTAAGGATTCAATTACAAAAAATGCTACAATTCGAATTGCATCTCCTTCTCGCGTTTGGAAAGAAGCGTTCAAAGCAGCAGGTTTGGACTCTGAAGAAGCCTTAGCTCTTGCAGGATTAGCGATGGCTGAACCTGGAACTACGAGTTTTTCAAGTCTTACAGATACTGGTGATTCATCAATGGGTGAAGGAGATGCAAAAGCTGCAGCTGCACAACCGGTTGCAGCTGAACTCAAACAAGAAGAATCACAATCTCAAGGAATTGTAGATGATGACTTTGATGTTGATGCACTTGTTGCAGGTCTTGTAAATACCAAGATTGGTGGTCGTCGCCGCAAGACTCGTCGTGGTGGTAAGAAATTACGATCGAAGAGTCGTCGCCGTTAATCTCGCAATGCACCTTCGCTAGGGTGAATAGGCTTAGAAGCATCTGCTAATCCATCTTCTAAAGTCTTCTTCTCTTGTCCAGCTTCCAATGCGTTCTGCTTCTTGCGTCTCTCATTCTCCTCCTTTTGAGCCTTAATTGCCTCTTCACGTTGCTCAGCAAAGAACAATTCTTTATTGGACTCATTTTCCTTATACTTTCGCATAAGTTCATTCAACTCCTTCTCTGCATACTCAACTTCAGGCATCAAATGTTCTGATGGATCCCAAGGCAACCAGGCACCAACCTTACCAATATACAAATTGTCCTTAGGATAACGACGTTGAAGAACCTTAGCAAACATCTGAGTTTCCTCAACGGTTGCAAATGAACGACGAACCTTTACACCACGCATATTAGTCCTGAATTCAACCTTGTTATCATACATCTCCTGTAGGTCCTTTTCGTTCTTGAGCAAGAAGATCTGATATTGCTCGTGGATATCAGTCTTCTTGACCTCTTCCTTACGCACATTGACATAGTCATTTGCATCCTTCAAAAGATCGTCAATCTTGACGGAGTACTTCTTTGACAAAAATGCCATGAAGTTTTCAAGTCCCTTGATCTTCCATTCGTAATCCATCCACTCTACGAACTTTTCAAACATGAATTCGTTCTTCTGCTTAATCACCTTCTCAGGGCTGATAAAGGAGACAACGCAATATTTCTGTGTAGGGATCTCTGGGTCTTCGTCCAAGTAATCAATTGGACCATTCTCGTCTGCCTTTGGAAGCTCAGTAAGGGGCATTTACTTATTCTTGCGACTTGACCTTAAGTTCTTTCTCCGCAGTGTTTTGCGACGACGCTTTCTACGACCTCCAGTCATTGGTTCAGCACCTGCATCTTCAGTCACGTTTGCAATAAACTTCTCTATTTGCTGGGGAGTTTGATTTGTTAATGGATTTTTCTTTTCTTTTCCAACCCATGATCTTTCAAGAGCTTTCCTTTGAAAAATAAACCGATTGTCCTTATTGATTCGTATAATTTCATCACCTGAACGAATAGGATCCATAGTAATTGGATCACTCCATCCAATCTCTGAACGTTTTAGAGGTAAAGTTTCTAATGTTGAATCTTTATTTGATTCATACACATCTTTTAGAAGTTCTATAATTTCTTCTTCGTCTTCATCTCCTGAATAGTTATCTTGATCTCCTGTCTCCTCAAGAATTTCATATTCAGTCATCCATTTAATTTTTTCAGGAATCCAATGTTCAATCTCTAACCCGATTGAATCATCATAATTAATTTTACTAAAATAAAGAAATGTTATATCACTTCTGAATATTGTTCCGTATTCTTTAGTAGTTTCAACTTTAATAGTAGGAAATAGAAAAGGAAAAGACTGTTTTAGTCCATTCTTTACAGCTTCTCTATATTCAGGCTTCATGAATACAACACGTTTTGGTTCTGGGCCAACAACAAACATATTCATCCATTCATTCTCCATTATTTTACCGCATTAGAATAGTATTTTTACCTCTTGCGAGTTGACCTTAAGTTCTTTCTCCGCAGTGTTTTGCGACGACCTGAATATTGTTTTCTATCTGGAGAAGGTCCCTGAACACCATAACTTCTCTTAAGAATGTCTCCTTGTTGATATGCATTTTTACCTTCAATTCCACTTAACATACTAGCAACTCTGCTTTCGGGTCCATGAGGTAATCCAGTAAGAGCACCTGTTAGTTGAGCATTTCGTACATTTCTACCTTGTTCTATGCTTTGTTTTTCTTGGTAATCTTTGTATATACCTACCAAAATTTGGTCAATATCATCATCATACATTCCAACTATACCGTCAATATCCTCTTCTTCATCTTCATCATGAAGCAAATTCCAATCATTTTGTAGAGGACTCCAATATTCAACTCTTGGATGATCATTATTAAAATAAACACGTGTTGTAGGACTTTTAAAGATTAATCCTATATCTTTATTTGCTTCAATTTTAACAGTAGGAAATTCATAAGGCAATTGCTTCTTAAGTTCATTAGCAAATTTTTCACGAAATTCAGGTTTAATAAACATTAGTCTTTTTGGTTGTGAACCTCTACTAAATAAAGTCTTATACATTTTCCTAACTAATTTATGTTTTTCTGCTTCCATTATAAACCCATCAATCCATGGACTATTCATCAAATCCCCCATTATTTTACCGCAATAGAAGATAAATGTATGATATCTTCACGACCGCGTATTTGTTCTTCCTTCTCTGCCCTGGACTATTGATTACTTTGCCTCCTGGTGCAGGCATTATGACAGCAGCAGCCATTCATGCAATCATCTTCTTCTTGATTCTCCAATATGTATCTCTTTACGTTCCTTGGTGGGCTGTATGGCTTGTAGGAGTTCCAATCATTAGTTATAAGGTTTTCTATGGAGTTTGATTCATCTAACATGAAAAATTCTTCCTGTCTAATAACCAAACAAATGGATTCTAAGCCCAAGCCCACACCCTCTGCTGGAGTTGATGTTGCTGATATCGTGACTCGTCTCGTGAAATATCTATTGGAAGGTCTCGCAGTTGCGATTGCCGCGTTCGTTCTCCCCGGAAAGACCCTCAAGGTCGCCGAGGTGGGTATGATTGCCCTCGTTGCCACTGCTACATTCGCGATCTTAGATATCTATGCCCCTAGCGTTGGAGCGTCTGCTCGCACAGGTGCCGGTTTCGGTATCGGTGCCAACCTAGTTGGATTCCCACGGGTTTAAACTTTTAATACTTGAACTAGATGTGATGCAAGTGTAGTGGTTAACAATGTTCCATAGTTGTTTTGTGTCATTTGCATTGTTCCCAATGAAACTACACAGATTGGACTTGAGGTTGTAAAGAGTGTTCGAACGACTTCAGACAAATCATGAGGAACGCAAAATGTATCGTAGACTCTTGCAGATCCGTAATGAACTATATAGTTTGCAGCTACTGCAACTATGCCCCTTAGGATCACTTCCATTTACTAATTAACTGTATATCTTCTGAATATCACTTCCATTTACCAAGTACTAACCTACAAGAAACAATGGAAAGTTCTACTTTTCTTGTAAGGTATAACGGACAATGGATTCAAATTCACTCACGTCCCTTTGAACCAGAACGTATGACAACGGATGTAGCATGGATGCAAATTAAAGAAGGTATTTCTCCAGAAGAAGCCTATCGCCGTTGGTTTGAGTTGCAGCGTAGAATTTCTCGTGTTCTCAAGTAATGAATACACTCCTGATCGTATTGGCTCTTGCCGTAATTGTCATTTTAGTATGGAAACTTTGGAGACCATTTATGTCTTCTAAACCAAAGCGTGAAGTTCCTAAAGATAAAGCAAATTTATACTTCTTTCACACGGACTGGTGTGGTCATTGTCAAAAAGCAATGCCTGAATGGGAAAAGCTAGAATCAGGTCCAAGACAATTTGGAAATACTGAAGTTTCATTTATTCGAGTGAATGCAGAGAAAGATCGAGCAACTGCAGATTTATATGAAATCAATGCATATCCTACAATCAAACTTGAAACATCTACAGGTCTTTATACCTACAATGAAGGACCTCCAACAGCTGAAAAACTAACTGATTATCTTACTTCCACGTTTGGTAAAGAAGCGTAAAGCTTGTTCAAATCCTTCATCAAATAACTCTTTTTTTTGAATAGCTGTTAGTTCTTGCATCAATGCAATCTTGTCATTTTTGAACCAAAGAACATTAGACGTTAATGTTTCAGTTCTGAATGCTTCATACAATGTTGCTGAATAGTCTGAAAGGCTCATCTTTTTCAATCGATCTTGATTAATCGTAAGTTCATCACGACTAATATGAAACACTAAACAATCAGAAGGCACGATAGTATGTAAATTATGCGTGTAGAATCCACCATCAATGTAAACATTGTTGTAAAGGATTTGAGGATGAAAAACAAACGGCAAACAAGAAGAAGCCCGAATTGCATCAAGAATTGGAACTCTACCAGTAAATAAGACTGGTTTGCGAGTTGTTAAATTTGAAGCAACAATGAACAATTTCTGTGGAGCATCTGAAATCAAAGCACTTCGTAAGTCAACACCTTGACGATCAAATGCTCTGATAAGTGTCTGTGTAAAAGCATCCATTGAGAACAAACCCTTTTCTTGAGTAAAAGACGTGATAGAAGTCAAATTGATTGATGGAATCACAGTTGATAAATTGAATTCAGTTTCAAACATATTTTTAATCCCATGAAGTGGAATGTTATAGGCAAGTCCTGTTGCGATAATAGACCCTGCAGAACATCCATAGATTCCGTTTGGAAAGACTAATGATTGTTGTTTTTCAAGAGCTGCTAATCCTCCAATCATCATTCCACCTCTTACACCACCTCCACCGAGGGCAATTGAGCGAAACATTCTTGTATGGAGGATGTAAGGATGCTTAAAGCCCGTGAAGTATGGGAAGAGCAAGAAGATCGGCGTGAAAAACGCATGCGAGCCATGAGACCTGTTCTATCACAACTCTACGGACAGATCCGCAAACAAGCCACACACAGCCCAAATGCACCCTACATTGTCTTTGAAATTCCAGCCTATGTATTTGGATATCCTTTGTTTCAAATGTCAGAAGCACGTGAATACATCATGAATACCCTTTCTCAAGGTGGATACATGGTGTGGGTGATTGATGATAAATATCTGTTGATTTCATGGTTGAAGACAGCAGGAGGTAAGTTGTCTCAACATCGCCCACCATTACTTACAAACTATCGTCCAAATGTATATGACCCATCATTATTGGAAAGTATGCGATAAAAATGGATGCTTCTCTTTGGAGACTCTTCAAGGTATATGAGCTGCGAGCATGAAGTGGTGGTCCATGATGGTGAACGCGTTTGTACGTGCTGTGGAACGATTTTGGGAGCTTGTATTGATGAGGGCGCCGAATGGCGAGTCTACGGCAATACTGAAGACGACCCTTCAAGAACAGGGACGATCACGAGCGAACTCCTTCCTGACTCCTCTTACGGATCTATGATGATGAGACGTCGTGGAGGACAACAATCCGAAGAAGGTAAATCGATTGCTAAACTCTCTGCATGGTCCTTTTCAAGCCATGGAGAGAGATCGTGGATGGGTATCTTTGATGCGATTCAACAATCGTGTTCAAGAGCTGGACTTCCTAAAGCAATTGTGATGGATGGTTGTGCGATGTTCAAACGTGTAGAAGATGCTCAAAAAACACGTGGAGAAACACGCCGTGCTTTAATGGCTGCTTCAATCTTTACATCCTGTCGTCAACATGACGCAACACGTTCTCATGAAGAAGTCGCAAACCTATTCCACGTCTCCATTCGTTCTCTTTGTAAAGCTCTGACCCGATTCTCAGATGAAGGCTCTAATGTATTGAACACTCAACTAGGTATTGCAGAACGTATTTGTGCAGACATGGATTTATCTGATTCAGACCGTGATGCAATTGTTCTAAGACTTCATACACTACCTGAGATGGAGCATACACCCAAGACCATTGTTGCGGGAGTAGTCTGCGCAGTTTTGGGCGGACAACTCACTAAAGTTTCAGAAGCCTCAGGTGTTTCTTCAGTAAGTATTCGCAAAATTGTTGAGAAGCTTAAAGCATTGGGAAATACGTAATTGAATAAGTATACGTGCCCATACCTGATCCACTACTATTTGAAATATTAATATTTGTTCCTGATGCCTGAATTGTTAAAGTATTAGATGTGCCTGACATAAACTGAACAGTAGGTGTTGATGCATTCAAACATAAATACATTGAAGATACATACAAACTATTATCAGAAAATTTAACAGCAATCAATACATTTCCTACTTTCCATTGTCCTATAGTTTCAGTAAAAGGTGAAGAATCTGTAGTAAAAGATCCATTAACAGATCTAAATCCACCTGTAGAAGTTTGAATTCCACCTGTAAATGTTAGAGTTCCAGTTCCATCGTTGATTTGTTGAGTTCCTGTAACTTCTAAGCTGTATGTAGTGGGTGTAGTATTAATACCAACTTTGTTTCCTACCAATCTTAATGACCCAGAAGCATTACTAACTGTTAAGTTACCACCTGTAAAAATCATAGATCCACTTGCATTGCTAATTCGTTGATTTCCAGTTACATCTAGAGTATATGCAGCTACTCCTACATTATTAAGACCAAGATTTCCACCTGTAAAAATCATAGTTCCAACACCATCTTGTATTCGTTGTGCTCCTGTAACATCTAGAGCATAGTTTCCTGGAACCATGTTGATTCCAAGACCACCGTTTGCATTTGTTCCAATGCGTGTATAACCATTCACATCCAACGCAAGACTAGGTGTTGTTGTTGAAAGGGACGAAAGATTAATACCCAAACGATTATTAACAAGATCACCTACCATAAGGGCTGCACTAGGTCCACTTCCAATTAATAGTTTATTACTTGCAGCAGATCCACCATTGGTGACACCAGGTCCAATGAAGATATTATTACTTCCAGTTGAAGTTCCAGCTGCATATCCAATAAACACGTTAGAGTTTCCAGCACTTTTTGAACTTGATCCAATTGAAACGCTATTTGAACTTGGTGTTGTGCTAGCAGCACCTGCACGGTATCCAATAAGAACACTATTAACTAGACCCGTTGTGCTTTGTCCAGCTTGCTTTCCAACAAAGGTGTTGTTGCTATTTCCAGAGGTTGCAAGGATGGTGTATGGGTTTCCAGATTCAACGCCTATGTATACATTTCCACTTGCGTCTCCAAAAGATGCATTGAAACCGTAGACTGTATTTGCTGAGACTGAGTCTATATTTGTAAGTTCTAACTTAGATTGATACACACCGTTTGAAAAAACAAACGTTGGGCGAAACACATTCGTCAAGAGATTTTGAACGTTGGTTGTACTACTCATTGTATTCACGAGAGACAAAGGTTTAAGTGTATTCTCCGCTATAAATATAGCGATGTCATATACTTTGTTCCCTATTCAGTCGTCAGAGCAGCACTTGTATAAGATGTATAAGCAGAGCGTGGCTGTATTTTGGACGCCGGAGGAGATTGACTTTTCAAAGGACCATTCTGACTGGTCGAAGCTTACCGCGGATGAGAAGCATTTTGTTACACATGTATTGGCATTCTTTGCTGGATCCGACGGTATAGTTATGGAGAACCTTGTTCGACGATTTCAAGGTGAAGTTGACAGCCAAGTTGTCAAGCTCTTTTACAGCTTTCAAAATGCGATGGAAGGTATTCATTCTGAGACGTACTCTTTATTGATCGATACCTACGTTAAGAATGAAGAGGAGAAGGCAAAGTTGTTTAATGCAATTGAGACCATTCCTTGTATTAAGGCGAAGGCAGATTGGGCTCTTAAGTGGATGAATGCAGACAAAAGTTTTGGAACTCGTTTGGCAGCGTTTGCATGTGTGGAAGGTATCTTTTTCTCAGGTGCATTCTGTGCGATCTTTTGGTTGAAAAAGCGCGGACTTCTACCTGGATTGACATTCAGTAATGAGTTGATTTCTCGTGACGAAGGTCTTCATACTCAGTTTGCAGTTGCATTGTTCCACACACTTCCTAATAAACCTGAACCCGAAGAGATTCGATCGATCATTACAGGAGCTGTGACTCTTGAAAAAGAGTTCATCTGTGATTCTCTTCCTTGTGCATTGATTGGTATGAATTCAAAGTTGATGTCTGATTACATTGAGTTTGTTGCAGATCGTCTTGCAGTCCAGTTAGGTTTGAAGAAGATTTATGGAACACACAATCCGTTTGATTTTATGGACTTGATTAGTCTTGAAGGTAAGACCAACTTCTTTGAAAAGAAGGTCTCTGAATATTCACGCGTTCAGTCCTCTGGAGAGCTTCGGTTAGACGAAGATTTCTAGAGTAGTAGTAATGGAAGATAATATAAAGAATCTTGATAGTAAGTTATCCAAACTTGGAAAGCTAAAACTAGAAACGATTGGTAAGATTGAATCTGCAATCAATGAGATTGTAGACATTACTGAACAAGACTCTAGATATGCCAAACTCAAGCCAGAAGCGTTAGATTTGAAAAAGAGATTTGAAAAGATTGCTTCTGAAATTGTGACTGAAAATCCTAGTGGTGGTAGACGTAAGACTCGTAGGTTGATGTCAAAGAAGTATTGCAAAAAGACACCTTGTAGACGTATGGGTTTTACGCAAAAGGCTTCATGCCGTCCTTACAAGAACTGTTATTAATGTAGAATGACATTTCCTGCAGGTGTTTCAGTCTTTTGGTCTCCTGATTCAGAAGGTGTGATTGGAACGAAATTCTCAGTGGACATCAACTTCAAGATAAAGAAGAGGATGAATGAAATTACAACAATCACTAGAACATACTTGAGAAGTGTCCATAAAAGTCCCTTCATTGACGAAGAGTTCTTCGCAGCGTAGGCACCGATTCCAGATGCAACCATCGTTTCAATAAAAGCTCCTCCTTTCTTTGGTGCCATTTATCAGAAGACAAGATTACTTTCCAGATGCTCATGGAAAAACTGTTATACAAAGAGTAATAAATGAAGTATACTAAAATTCTTGCAGTTCTATTCGTTATTCTTGTTTTTATCTTATTTTTCATGAACCGACCAGTGCGTGAAAGAGCGTGTCCATTAGCTAGTTCTCAAACAGAACCAAGCGTTGTAGAATGTGCTGCTTTAGGAGGTGTCGTCAAGGATGGAAAATGCACATGTCCAGACTAATTAAGTTCCAGAAGCTGAATTTGTAGCATCTGCTGGAGGTGGCTCAGAACGTTTTCCAAAAATAATAAGAATACTGAAGAGCACAATGAAAAAGATAAATAAACCCAGTAAGAAATATCCAAAATACTTTGCAGCTGTTCCCATGACTCCTAAAACATCTGAATCGGGATTTTGACGAGCAAGATAAGCACCTGTTCCAACTAAAGCTGCACTTTCAATTAATCCAAGACCTCCTTTTTGGTTTCTTCTGCGACCCATTTACCCTTATCTCGTGAAATAAATGAAATGAATGAAGATGCTATATTAGCGGTTTCAGTTTTTGTAACTATATTCGGTTGTACTGTAGCAGTCTTAATCGGAAACTTTATGTGTCCTCCTACTCGTCCTAAACGTGGATTATCGTATTTGGAGGATGATGACTTCGTTTAAGGAGCCACAACCTTTCCCCGCCTTCGTATAAATGGAGTTTCTACACGCATCGATCGCATTGCTCGCATCCATGGTTCTAGTCCTTGCAGGTATGGTAGGCTGGATCTACTGGCAACAAACACGTCTATTTCAGAACATGAATGCAATTGCCTTAGTCATTGGAGATCTAAACCAGACTTTGATGGCAAATGTCGTTCAACCTAAGATTGAACTGGCAACTGTTCCTGAACCAACAGAAACTCTTCAACGTGCGGAGATTCCTGTATCGGATGATGAGGAAGAGGATGATCGACTCTCTGTTGATAAGGAAGCAGAAGTCATCTCAGGTCCTCCAGCGCCTTTGGATACTGACAGTCTTCAAGACAAGTCTAAGAAAGAGCTTCAGGAAATCTTAACAACTCGCGGTATTCCTTTCAGCAAGTCTGATGCAAAAGGCATTCTAATTTCACTTCTTAAGGCTACTGCGTAATTATTTTTTAAATATATAGTAAATGGGTGATATGGAAATAGATAATGGTCCACCCACTGGACGACGTAAAAGCATTACATTTAATCAACTTACTCGTTCTGACAGTGGTTCAATGTATCCTATTGAAAGACCTGGTAAACTTCCAGGTAGCACATATAGAAAAGTAGCTCCTTATCCACAGCAAGTATATGGTGAACCAATTACTAAAGATCGCAGAGAAGAGTTATGGTCTAACAGCTCTAACTTGAAAGAAGCAAAGCAAGAAGTTATACGAGAAGGAGGTCCTTACGTACATCTTGTAGATCAACCTAGTTTTATCCAAGCTGCGAACAATAGAGTAATAAATCAGGGTATTAATCAGGAAGTTCAATACTTTCTTGTAAATAAGAAATACAATTGGAATACTATAGCTGACATTTTCTTATCAAGATTAGGCAGTGTTTCAGGAATAGGCACATCTGATGATATGAAAGATTATCAAGTTATTTATTATCAAATGCTTAACCTTGTTAGAGATCCAAGTGGTCAACTACAACAAAGACTTATTCAAGCAATTGATATTCTTGGTGGTTATAACCGAGTTGGAAGAGCTCGTCGTAAGACACGAGGACGCAAGAAGCTTAGGAAAACCATACGTAAGAGTAAACAATGAAAGTAGTTTCGTTTGATGTAGGACTTCGTAATTTAGCTTATTGTGTTCTTGAAGGCACAAGTCGCACCGATGTAAAGATTGTAGATTGGAATATCATTGACGTATTAGGAGAACAGGCAGGTGTCGGTGCTCCTAGATGTCATAAATGCTCTACCGCAGCAAGATACGAACATGCGAGTAATGGTTTGTTTAGTTGTGCAAAGCATTGTCCTCGTAAGAAGAAACCTATGACTAAAACTGAAATTAACAAATTAACTCCTAATCAACTTCACGAACGAATTGAAGCAGAAGGATTAGAGACAACTGCGACTAAGAAAACTGATTTGGTCAAGTTGCTTTACAATCACCACAAACAGAATACGTGGAAGAAATGTGTGTCTTCTGCGATTCAAGGGTCTGTGTTAGATTTAGCACCTGCAATTATCAAGAGTTTGGATGCTCGGACTTCTTGGGCTGGAGCCGATGTCGTTGCCTTTGAGAATCAAATGGACCGACGGATGTTTGGAGTCCAAGCGATGCTTCAGATGTATTTTTCGTGTCGCGGATTTCGGTGTACGGGTGTGTCGGCAACTCACAAGCTGTCAAACATTGTGACTGTGGAAGATTCAACCGCAAGTTATAAAGGCCGCAAAAAGACAGGCATAGCGCATGCATACGCTTTAGTTCCTCAAGTGAATCAGGCGCATTTTGCTTCCCATCCAAAGAAGGACGATTTGGCGGATTCATTTTTACAAGGTCTTTGGGTATTAGAGCACGAATCCAGTAAATAATTTCATTTAAAATGGATCTAATTTGTCCAACAAATTGGAAGTTAGTGAGCAACATGGAACGAATCATTAAAAGACAACGTACTGAGAGTGAGATTGACTATAGACTTCGCATTTGGAAGTCAAGAGAATTGTGGGATTATGTTCAACTTGAGTGGAAAGAAGAAGAGATTGGTGATGAAGAGTATATGATGGAAAAGATGCTAGAAATGAAGCGTCAAGTCTACAGAATGGATGAAGATGATATTGATAGAGAAGTGAAAAGCACAATAGAATTTATGAGAGCACTTGATCGTAGCACGAAAGAGCATGAGTATATCTGGTGTGAGATGTATATCGAGTATCTCAATGAAAGGAAAGATGAACTGCATATTGAAGTCGGTATGAAGAGGTGTAGGATGTAAAGGGTAATTTTTTTACTGTATCGCGTTCTAACTTTAAGAAGGACGTCCAAGTGAGTTATAAGCATGGACATCGACCTACTCGTAAATCCACAATCTGCAGGCATCGCTAATTTAGAAACTGTAGATCTCCCAACACTGTCGTTTGATGACGTTCCCGCACCAGCCCCTGCTCCAAAGTTAGTCCCCTCTGCTGAGGATACAGGTCCCATTCAACTCGGAGGAACCATGAACTTTAATGCTGAACCATATGCTCCTTCGGTAACCCCTCGTAGAGTTTCAGAAGAGTCATTGATGAAGGAGAAATATGAAGTTCTTCGTAAGTTTGAACGTCTTTCCAAGATGGGAGTTCCAATGAGAAAGCGTTTCACAATGGATTCACCTCTTGAAGAGATGAAGTTAGAACTTGAGTTCATCAAACGTGAAAAATCCATGGATGCAACTATTAAGCAGTTCTCCGAATGGTTCGTGACTGCTATGAGTGGATTGGAATATGGTTCTAAGCATGTTACTTTACTCAAAGCATTTGGTCTTCAATTAGACGGTCTTTCAGAATCTGCTCAGATGAATGTAGTCGATTTGGAAGATGACTTTGAAGAGTTGTATGATCAATATGGCGAGAACTTGAAGATGCATCCTCTAGTTAAGATTCCAATGCGTGCATGTATGATGATCTACATGGTTCACTTGACAAATCAAATGACTCGCAAAGCACCTATTCCAAACATTGATGACATTATGCGTCAGAACCCAGATATTGCACGATCCTTGGCAGCTGCAGCAATGCAAAACCAAACTCAGCAAATGCGTACAACAGCCAACGTTCCTCCACCTCCTCAAGCTACCAACCCTCTTTCAGGTCTCATGAGTTTCATGCAATCGGGTATGCCACCAGCACCACCTCCATCCATGATTCCTAAACAACCTGCAGCTGATAAACAGGTCAAGATTGGAGGAGGAGCAAAAGTTAAGGTATCTGCTCCTGCACCAGCACCAGCTCCAGCTCCTGCACCTGAGATGAAGTCACCACCTAATATTGATGAGCTTTTGAAGAGCATTAAGCAGTCTGTAGTTGTTCCACCAGGCAATGGACCCCCTGCGGCAGTCCCTGCGTCAGCTCTCCGTGGATCCAATCCAAAGAAAAACGCTGGATCTACAGGTAAAAATAGCGTCGTGATAAAATTATGAGTTCGCTAAGAATAAATGGTGCTAACACGATCAACGAATATGAGTGCGTTAAAAGAGACTTTGAGATGGTCTGAAGTTCATCTAAAAAATGCAAAGACTAAAACTGAGACTGCAAAACTAGAAAAGAAGATTAAAGATACCAAGGAGAAGATTGCAAAGTTAGAATCTAAAAAGAAAGGTGGACGCAGAACTCGTCGTCACACACATAAGCATTAACCAAATCGTGCTACTCTAGCAGCTCGTAATTCTTCAGGTGTCATCTTAATTTTTTCACCTGTAGTTTCTCCTTCAAGTTCGCACATTTGAACCCACTGTTCAGACGTAATCTTCTGAAACGTCTTCAAGCAAATCGATACATCTTTAGAAGTCTTCTTTCCCATATGTCGACAATAGTCACAGTTTGTCATCACGATATACTGTGCCCAGGGTCCTGTTCTTAATACGAGTGCGTAGAAGGTAGACAATTGCTTCCACGTAACCACATTTCTCTTGTAGCTCACGTACTTCTTATATTTGCACTGAATCGCATAATACTTTCCATCTTTTTCAGCCACGATATCGATTCCAACATCCTGGCGTTTAAGGCTGAGTGTTGTCAAAAGTTCTTCAGGAACATCTTTGAGCAACCAAACATTCGTTAGTTTGCGAACATGCTTGAGATACTGAACACAGAACTCTTCAAATACATCTCCACGAATCTTTTTGTTATCACGTGTTCTCATTTCGGTAAAAGTGTGTGCGGGTTGTTCATACCATTTTTGGCATTCGGAAAGAAAGAGGTCAAAGAGTCCCGTCCCATCTGGACGAGGTGTTAGAAATAGTTTATGAAGATCCATGATAAGGTCCAAAAGTATTACCTAAAATAGATTCATTTTAACCAAACATAGGTGGAACATTACGATCATAGGCAGGCCAGTCTGCTTTTGAAACACCTGCATCTACTTTTTGATTGGCCATTCCTTCAGCACTTCTACGCGAAACACCCATTGCAATAATCACATAACCAGCAGTAAGCAAAGTTGATGTAATGATATCACGAGTTGCAATGAAACACACTGCAAAAATGGCAATACGCCTCAACAGAAGATTACGGGAATATTCTTCCTGACTTCCGCTGAACTCATCGACTAAATGGCGAGATCCAATGTTGAGTAAAATCATCATTACGCCAATGAAAAACTTATTAGTGTTGAGTGCCTCAAGGTATTTTTGGATCTTCATTGTCTTAAATCAAGATTTTAGACGGGCGAAACCGATGAGGATGAACCTGATGAAGGTTGAACTCCACCTGAACTAGTTGGTGGCATTGTAGAAGGCATAGTAGCTGTAGGTGTTGTCATAGGTGCTGTGCTCATGCTTGAGTTTGGAGGAGGAGTTGAAATGCTTGCTCCCATACCTGATTCAGTTGGAGAAGGAGCACTGGGTGGAGTTATAGATGAAGCAGATCTGCAAACAGGAGGTGTTGCAGTTGAATCTAATGCAGTTCCTTCAGGACAAGTCATCGTAGGCGGAACATCGAACATCTCTCGAGTACTTCGAGCACATCGAACGTATGCAATCACCAATAAAAGTGCTGCTGAACAGCTGACATACTTATACACATAGACAATGGCTGCTAGTGCCGCCGCCTTGCCTATGGGTGTAGCCAGTAGTTCACGCACCATCTGAAGACTAGGAATAAACGCAAGATAGAAAATTAAGGCACCGACAAGAATCCATTCATTTCGTGAAGAGAGCATTTATAGTTCCCTCATATTTTTCTGTGTTTCTTTGAACAAGTGGAGTATGAACTACTCAAGTTTAGAAGATGCCTTCGGCACCCCTTTTGGACAAAGAGCCACTATTACCAGTGGTAGCGCAGATAAGGATGAAGCTTCTAAGAAAGCCGATAACAAAGCGAAGCTCGCCGAAGTTGTAAAATCAGTTGAAGGTAGCTTACCATTAGATAAAGATCCAGCAACTGAATCCTTTAGCGTCACACCACGACGCCTTCTTCCTGAAGCTCCATTAGATCCCCGTCTACCCTCTGTTCGTGACCGTGTTCGTGAACACTTTGGAATGAATGGAGGCGGAGGTGATGACTCTAAATTAGACAGAATTTTAAGATTGATTGAACAAAATAGAACAGGTTATGCACCCGCTACAACACAGGATATGCTCCTATATATTGCAACAGGTGTGTTTTTCCTATTTACCTTCGATACTTTTGTTACACTTGGAAAGTCTATGCGTGGTAGATAAGTGAGCAAAGTGAATGTGTTAAGCACGGTCGCTAGGACGTAGTCGGGTTGAAAGACTTGAGAACTGATCAAATCCGTTGTCAAGATACTCAATCTCGAATGTAAGAGCAAAGTTGACAGTATTTACATTTGCAGCAGCAGCTGTTGCAGTTGTTGAACTCGAAAAAGTCCAGTAAATGAATCCCTGGCTTCCTTGTTGTGAATGAAGACGTGTGCGAATACGCAAGCGATCTAGTTTTCCAATTGGAGGATTGAAATGTGATACATTCTCCATACTTGAATGATCATTGTATTCAATTAGTGATCCATTAGGAAGGTTTCCTGCGACAACTGCTCCAGATGGAACATATCCTGACTTAGTTGTTGTAAGACTGCTAATCTTTGCATAGAATCCATCGGTATACTGAGATTTCTGACTTGCAACAGTTGTCTCATCACCCTTATTGAGACCATCAATATCTACTAAAAAATAATTAGGTGTTGCACTACTTTGTGATGGAAGAAGTGATGTATCACTTGAAAATGTCGAACTAGAACTATTTGATCCATTTGAATAGGAATGTTGCCAGGCAAAATCAAGTGGAGGAAACTCTGCACTCATAAGACGAAGAGACACGACTTTCTCATAGACACGAGGCAAGTATACAACAAACTCGCCATTGGTGTAGTAGATACCTGTATCACGATCCGCTGAATCTACGTGAAGCACCTTCTTTACGGTCCGTAGTTCAGTCGTCGGTGTAGACGTTGAAACAATGCTTCCTCGATAATCAAAGTTCATTATTACTTCCCTGCTAAATCTTTATCGGCAGTTCTCCACGTTTTTCCATGAAGCACGAATGAATGGACGCGAGCCATGCCCCACGCTTGAGGTGTTGCGCCTGGACGATGACCTGTTCTCCACGCTGCAACTCCACGATTATAGACTTTTTTCAAAGTACCTTTAGATACACCTGTAGCCTTAGAAATTGCGGGAATACCCGTTACACCCGGATACTTTTTATGGAACCGAGATGAATAGGATGAGGGTCGGCGCTGTGTTCCCTTGTCAGTCTTGAAGGGTTTGTATGCATTTGGATCCTTCCATGACATTTTAGACCGACGTGTGATTTCACGATGGCGTTGTGCCTTGCGACGCGTAGAAAGTCCACGATAGTATTTAGGCGGCCAGAGCATTGTATTTCTGCGTTAAAATTAAGAATGGGAGATTCGAACAGCGTAGATGTTGGAAAAGATGTTCATTGGACTCCTCGCTTAGAAGAGTATTTTGCTCAGACTGGAGAAAAAGCAAGTGGTCTTGCTTGGGTTCATAAACGATGCGAACAGATCTATAATCGTCAAAAAACGTATATTGACTTGCCTGTTGCGATTGGATCCGCTGTGACTGGTTTTATCAGTGTGGGTTCTACAACAATGTTTGCAGGACAGCAACAAACAGCGTCAATTGCGTTGGGTGCTGCGTCCTTGTTAGTTTCTATTTTGAACACGGTTGGATCCTATTACGGCTGGGCAAAAAGAGCTGAAGGACACCGTATTTCAGCAATTCACTATGCAAAGTTATATCGTTTCCTCGCGGTTGAATTAACACTCCCCCGAGACGAACGTATGACACCGACTGCTTTATTGAAATACGTGAAGGACCAATATGACCGACTTGCTGAAGTCAGTCCATTAGTTCCAGATTCAGTGGTGGATGAGTTTAAGGCAAAGTTTTCTAAGTATACCGATGTCTCCAAACCCGAAGAAACCAATGGGCTTCATAAGATCGAGATTTACTCAGATGACCGCGTAGCTTCACCTTCACCATTTACGTTAGATGCTACTCCTGCTAGTCTTACATTGCGAACACCTAAATCTCCCACGGAGAAGTCCGTTTCGGTTCAGGTTCCGGTTGCGAAGATTCAACTCCCATCGACATCCGCTTAACCGTATAGTTACGTTTACGATACAACGTATTACGCTGACCAAACTGACGACGAAACTGAGGATCTACAATATCCACAATAAGCGGATGAATCGTTCGTGCTGATTTTTCTACTCTCAAAATACGTCCAACAATTTGGTCAATATCGGGTCTTGGTGTTGCCATAACGAGAGTGTTTAAAGTAGGGACATCAAATCCTTCTTTACACATTGAATAGGTAGCAATCAAAATCTTCTTATCAGCACAAAACTCGGTCCTCTTTGCAGAAGATACCTTTTGAGAGAGAATACAAGCTGTTTCTTGAATTGCAGGAGGCAACCCTTCTAAGATTGCTTTGCAATGCTCTACACGATCGGACAACACTAAAATTTGTCTTCCCTCTTCGCAAATGTCTTCAATAATTCCACATAACCATCGAGTTCTGTCTTCGCATTCAGCAAGTTTGTTGACCATGATTGGAACTGATACGAAGCCCTGAGAACTCAAAACTACTTCATTGAATTCTGGATCTGTGTTCTCATATTCAAAGACTTCAACATTCACTTTTGTATCTACTGAATCACCTGTTTCAGATTTGTATAATAAAGGTCCAAGAAACCAATGAATCACATGCATCAGTTTATCTTTTCGGTCAGGTGTAGCAGATAATCCTAACATGTATTTCGAGGTGATTTTGGGAAGTGCCTGAACAAACACCTCTGAAGCAATGTGGTGGCACTCATCCACAATGACCAATCCGATCGGTTTGAAGAGATCACCATTTAAGTCCTTCATAGAAAGTGTTTGGAGCATAACTATCACAACATCACGGTCGGCAACATCACAAATATCTCCTTGGACTCGTCCAATTCTTGCTTTAGGTAGAAAGGACTTGATACGATCTTCCCATTGATCTCTCAAGAAGGTATTGTGAACAATCACAAGTGTAGGCACTCGTAGTTTTGAAGCAATGTACAAAGCACATACTGTTTTACCTCCTCCAGTATGAAGTGAAATGATTCCATCATGAGGTTCAGGTAATAAGAATGAATTTACAACTGGAAGTTGAGCTGGACGAATAGATCCAGCAAATTCCCAATACTTGGCAGGTGTTTCAGGAACGTCTCGTTTAGAAGGAACGGGTCCAAACTTCTCAATTCCGTAATGTTTAGGAAGATACAAGTGGTTCTTGTCTTCATGATACACTGGATACCTAGGAACTGCGTGAGGGTTAATCAGTGAAAAGGGTTTGACCATAAGCGCCTTCTTGATAGAAGGATCGTTTGCGGTTTTTGCAATTTGATATCCATTAAGAGTCAACATAAGGTTATCTTATCTATTGGATTGTAGTTTCATTTTCTTAAGCAGTGCTGATAGTGCTGATGGTAGAATAAACTAAGCTATCAACAGTCTCCATGATTGACTCCATGGACTCTTCAATGTCTACAACATAATACATAATTGCAGGTCCAATTGCAGGGGCAATTTGTATCTTTTTCCATGGATCAGCATCCTTCGTAAGAGAAGTCAATAAATTTGAGATATACTTTTGAGTTCCATCTCGGTCTAATGTAAAGTTATAGCTAACCTTGACATCGCCAGGGGTATACTTGACACGAATTGTGTCAGATTCATTATTTGTTCGCTCAAACAAAATAATATCATCCTTCTCAGCAGGACTATCATGCGGAATAAGCCAAATCTTCAGTAGATTCATTATTACATTACAGAAGCTCATCTTTAAATGCCTAGATCTTCCTCTTGAAACGTATGAGCGTCTTCAGGGTCTCTTCCATCATTGTTTGCAGCATTTGAGTAATCGCCGTAGTTTCCACGTTCTACCAAGTCTTGATTAATTGGAAGCTCACCTTGTTCTTCATAATCTATGGGTCTACCTACACCTACTTCTTCATCTTTCTCTTCTTGTTGTTCTGCGACTTCTCGTGCAAACAAGACGCGATCCTGTTTAGTAATGATATAGGGTGCTAATCCACGATCCACTAGTTCTTTAGTGATCTCACGATCTGCATCCGTCATCATTCTAAATCTTTCAGTGAAAGTAATACGCTCTTTTGCCTTGAGTGTATTTGTAACTTCAGTTGCCTTCTTGACATCTGCTGTAAGCATCATCAGTGCTAGATCATTCTTTTTCATTCCATCTAATTTAGTCTTTGTTAAAGGATCCTTTGAAATTTCTTTAGCTAGTTCGTAGACATATCCTTTTGTGATATCACGAAGGTCATCGTTCTTTTGCCCTGGGTCAATTGTTCGAACTGGTGAAGGTATACCAAATGCACTTGCAAGACGTGTTGCAATTAATACGTTTGTATGCCAATCTTCAGAGACACCATCTTTTCCAAGCTTTAATCGTGCCTTGACTTCAGCACTTTTTACATCTACAGATTTAGGTGTAACTCTTTCTGAGACTGCTTCATCAATTAATTTAGTTTCAATGGATCCTTCTTTTTCAAAGTGATTAATTCCAGCTCTCAATGGAACATCAGGCTGCTTAAGTTTAGGTGGACGACCTGAAGTCCAATACACTCGAAGTGATGGACATTTAGGAGGAGACACAATCTTACCAAACGTATCTTTAGAAGGCATCACTAAATCACCTGGAATCATTGTAGAGGGTTTCATAGGTTCTTCAGGTGTAAGTACAGCTTTTGCTCTTTCAAGAGATGCTCGTAAAGGTTCAGATCCTTTCATCAATGTATCAATCGTTTTCTCTACAAGATTCTTCGTCTTAGCAGGTTTGTTGAGAACATTACGCATTGTTGTTGCACTTGAACCTTTGAATGAAGTAGGATAGGCTTCCAATGTTTTAGATAACACTAACATCATGCTATCTACAATCGTGTATCCTTCAGGTTTAGCTGCATCACGTGGATAGCCTCGCAAAGTCAGTGGCTTACTTCCAAAAGATCTGCGAGGAACTAGAGGAGGATTGTGAGACTGAATCAACAAAATCATTTGCGCAATTCCTGCAACACCACCATCTAACTTTGCCTTTTCTAGCTGAGCTGAAACCTTACGTCCCATTTCAAGAATAGGTTGTAGTTGATCTATTTCAGGAATCACATGAAGAAGTGAAACCAACATGAAAAAGACTTCATCGGATGGCTTTGAGAAATCAAACAATTCTTTCAATCCACTTAATGTTTTTACATGATCTGCTACACCATGACCATCAAATGTTTTGACTTGCAGTGCGTCTGCATGTCGAATTAATCGTCCATCGTCTGTGAACTCTTCTTGATCTTCAAGAACATCTGAGTTAATGTGCTCTCCACAAGATTTACAAACTCTAAAGCCGTCTACTTTTGCTGTCCATGTATCATAGAATTCTCTTCGATCGCTAGCAAGATCTCCATTGAGTAAAGCCAATGTATGTGAACATACTAAAAACAACCCTTTTGAATCTGTATAGACTTTATCAGATAAAAGTGATCCTCGAATAAGATCTGTGATATCTCTCAACTTATCTTCTGCAAAACGTTCTGAATCTCCTAATACACTTACTACTTCACGACGAAGTTGTGAGATTTCCTGAACAGGAATTGATGGAATTTTAGGTTCATTAACAGTCTTAAATCCAACAGGTCTTGCACTAACTAATGATTTAACATACGATTCAAGAATTAGACTGGAAGTTGTTTCTAACCATTGTTTTCGAAAACGATAACCTTCGCGCTTACGTTCCTGTCTAAGCAATTCTAAAGGAATAGTTTTGTAGGTAATCTTATCTTTTGGTCCCCAAATTCTACGACAGATTCCTTTAATTCTAAATGTATTGAAATCAAGACCTTCTAATTCACATTCTTCAATAGTTGTATTAGGGTATTCAAATTCAGCATCTGAACCTGGCATCATTGCAACTGTTCCATTCTCTCCTGCTTGAGATAACAACATATGAATTACCAACTCTCCTCCATCAACTTGATCTAATAACCACTTACGAGACGATAGTCCTGGATAATATGGTTCATAGTATTTCATCAAGTTTTCAGAGGGTTTATCACCTCTTGGTTTAGGAAAGTTAATAGCTTCAGGTTCAGGTTGAGCTTGAAGTGCTTCAGCAGGAGGGAATCTTGATTTCCATGAATCCCATGGAATATCCGATAACTCAACATCGTAGACTCTCAAGTACTTCATGCCTTCACCATATGGATCTGGAGTCACTGGAACTCCATGAGTTAAAATTGTATCCAAATCAGGGACAATATCTGAAAGAGGCACTGTTTCTTCAATCATAACTGCATCACTTGAAGCAAAAAAAGTATGACCTTCAAGTGGATTTGGAACTGGAACAGGTCGTTTATTTGCATAATATCCTACGAATCGAATTGTGTCTGATGTATTCGCCATTGGAACACTTAAAATATCAAAGCGTCCGTCTTCGTGACGCTGTGTTCGTGGATAGTAAAACGTAGGTAAAGCACGAATGGGTTCTTTACCTTCCGAATTCACAAACTGAGTTGGAGTATCAAATAAATAAGGCACTCCTTCAATTTCAGTTTGATAGGGTTTTGGAAGAGACGTCATCATAGAACGATAAAATTGAGGAAGACGAATACGTTCAGCATTATATAAAGGAGACCATGATTGATCATAAGAATACGTTGAAAGTCCTGCAGTTGAATAGACTGGATGAATCCAACTGAATCGTTTTCCATACTCTGTTTTTCGTAGTTCATATGCATCGGATGTTGGAACAATATGTTTCTGATATAAGTCTCTTAGTCTTTCAGCTTCACCCTTTAAAACTTCCATCTGTTTCTTGGTAGTTCGTCCTTTTGGAATCATCTTTTCATAAGCATCTCCAATCTGTTCATCTAACGTGTAGAATCGAATTGTTTCTGGACGCTGAATGGTTTCATCGTATGAAAACTCATCTAAGACCTTAAACTCAGTTAAGTTAAATGTAAAAAGTCCTCCTTTTTTCATAGCATATTCATTTACGGTTTCGTCTTCTAAATCAGCCCAACTTCCAATACGTCCATCATCTAAATTTGGAAAGACATTTTTGTAGGGTGTATCCATTATACTGACTTAAGAATGCTTTCACAGAGACCCACCGCTTCGGTCTTAAACTTTTCAATAACTTTCTCAGGAGCAATCTTGCTATTGAATCTAACAATCATCTTTGGAAGAAGTGGGTGAACAATTCGATAGGAAACATAGTTCACTTTTTGATTGTAAATCAGAATCTGAGCAAGAGCTCCGATCGTATGTCCTTCCTCTTCAGTTTCAATTGAATACCAATCTCCTTCTTCACGTTGTATTGGGTTCTCACACCAGGTTTCAATCTTCTTCTTGAAAATTGTGGCTGCTTGTTTCAGTAGATCTTTTGCAGGGGTTACACCAATGCTTTCCAATGCAAAGTCAAACCAGTAAGGTCTTCCTTCATCATCGCGTGCATATGAACGTTGAATTTCATAGTTATCAAAGACCTTTGCAAGCATAGCTCGTTCAGTATCATCATCTCCTGCGGATGCAACATATGTATCTTTATCCAACTTGGCTAACTCTTGATCAATGTGATTTCTGAACGTAGCTACGCAGACTTGAGATGTTCCTTTCATTTCAACAGCAAGAGACGCTTTTACATGAATAGACTCTGAAGGCTGGAGACGCATGAAGTACAAGGGTTCATCCAAATCACGATCCTTTAGAATGATTCCTTGACGAGGACCATCAATTGCAAAATCATCGGATGTAATCTCTACAGCTGACTTGCGGGTGAGATCTGGTGTAGCAGGAGGAAGATATCTCAATTCAATTTTTGTATCTCGAATCACAGCAGCCTCTTCAGGTCGAACATTAATTGGCAACATTTCAACACGATGTTTGAGCATCTCATGAATCATCTTGGTAGAGTTATCCAAAATTTGAACATCACGAACGACTACAGTAGGAATCTCAGATAATAAAATACGACGTAAACCATTCACAAAGGCAACTGGAACATTTTTGAATTCAGTATCTAGGCGATACCCATTTTTAGAAAGTGTAAAGGACTCCATTATGTCTACTCAACCTTTCGTTATACCTTATCCGTTTTTTTCAAACCAAACAGCAACGAAGATGAACAACCAACCGATCCTGTTTTATAGCACGCGCTGTTCCCATTCACAGCAGATTATTCAGACGCTAAAGGGTCTCAAGAAAGAGAACCTTTGTCGTATGTTTTCAATTGATGGTAAACAAAGATCTGAGTTACCCCCTTTTCTGAAGACAGTTCCAACCCTCTACAATCCAGAGACAAAGGATATTTATAGCGGCAAGGACATTTATGCATATATTGCAAAGCCTGTAACCTCTCGTCGCGAAGTTCCTACTCAACAACAACCTCACGTTGCAGCAGCTCAACCTACAGGTTCTAAGTTGAGTGCTCAAGGTGGAAATGAAGGAATTCGTGAATGGTCGTTTTCAGGATCAGGATTTTCAGATTCTTATTCAGATTGGTCTGCACCTACTAACTTTGTATCCGATGAACTTCACTATACTTATATTGGAAATACTCAATACACACCTCCTGCTCCAGAGCCTGAGACCAAACAAAGCTACGATGGAAACAAAGATGGAAGAAACAGTGATCTTGCAAGTAGGATGGAACAAATGAAGAAACAACGTGAATCAGAGTTCGCCGGACCCGTGCGTCAGTAAGCTTACACATTCTGCCAAAGTATAAAGTAATGTCTAAGAAGATCTTTATGGACGCATTTTTCACTCAGTTCCATGAGTTTATGACGCAATTAATGACTGTATTTCCAGATGATCCTGATTTTGCAGTCTATGATGCTGGAGTATCCCTTCTTAAAAATGTCAATCCAGGATTAGTGATTATAGAATTTAACAAACATGTCCTTCCTTTTGAAGAGATTCTTCGCTCCAAAAACTCAGACTTCTTTTTGAAACATACATTCGACTCTCTTGAGCCTGATAATACGATGGAACAGGTGATCAATAAACTCAAAGGATATTGGATTGGATTATCTGATGCAAATAAAGAGTCTATTTGGAGATATATCATTTTGTTATTGGATATTGTCAAGCGATGTACTTGAGTCTTCAATTCCATAAAGACCTTTGGGATTCAAACTGACTAACTCTGCAACAGCTGCTTCAGGATTTCCGAAGTTTTGAAACAGAATACGAACAGCTTCTGCAGGAGACCATTTATCATCTAAGGATGGATCGTCTGGAAGCACTATATCCTGTTCGTAGAATGCATCCACCATTTCTTTTAACACCGCACGACTACAGTTCTTGAAATGAACAATCATATCGACACGACCCGGACGAATTAGGGCCTTGTCAATACGTTCAGGATAGTTGGAGGAGAACGCAATAATACGACCATTGGCTTCCAATGTTCCATCAAGTAGATTCAACAAAAACGATAAGTCAAACGTATCTTTCTCTTCTTGCTTACGATCTCCAAAAGGGTCTTCTTCTTTCTTCTTCTCTTCAACCACAGGCTTTTTCCATTCACGACGAAGAACTACATCACCCATTGCGTCAATATCTTCAATCACATACAAACGCTCTGCAATTGGAATCGTATATTTTTCAGTATTGACACCATTAAATACATAGATTTCATCATTGAAAAAGAGATGTTGAAGCTGTTGTTTGGTCTTGACTTCTGAAAGCTGAATATTTACAATATGTCTACGCCCAGCATTTGCAATAGCCTTAATACTGGATGTCTTACCAGTTCCAGGTGGACCATGAAACATGAATCCAAGTGTATAGGGAATACCTTTCTTTTCATACCAATCGCGATGTTCCAAAAAGAACTTGACACGATCCCGAACTTGTGTGCGCTGTTCAAAGAATACGTTTTCAAAAGTTCGTGTAGTGACAAACTTTGTTTTAGTATACACTAAGTGAGTCGTAGGAAGGGGATTTTGAATAGACCCTTTTGCCTTAGTCTGAACCATTTGATCAAAGTAATATCGATGGGCTCCTAGTTTATTTGCCATTCGTCGTTCATAGTCTGTATTGCAGTTATCCACGAATGTTTGAAGGTGCTGGACATCATGTTCATAACAATACAACTTGAACTTGATAATTTCAGGAGCTCCATCCGTAACTTTAAGATCATTCAGTTCAAAGTAGACATCATTGTCTAAACAAACAGGCTCAAACTCATTAGGGAGATAATCGTGATTGGTAACTGCTAATAAGCTCTTCATTGCAGGAAGTGTTGTTACGAAAAACACAACAGCATCCATGCGTCCTGAAAACATTGTTGCAGTTGCAGGACGATTTGTATTGGATTGTGCTTGAGTTCCTCGTTCACAAGTAATAGAAGCTCTAGGAGTTCTCAGTGCAGAATTTGGAACTTCTACAACGCTTCCAGGTTTACGACGACTACAGCACATTGCTAAAGCCCAAGCAGACCAAGTAGGGAATGTTTTCACAGCTAGTTCAAATCCATTGAGAGCTAGCATATTCATCAATGGATTCTTAGTAGATGGAAGTTGAAGCATCATTTGTGTCTTGAGCAATTCGTTGAACTGCATCTTTTATACAATAATGCCATACGATGTAATGCACTTGTCTAACGTGGCGCCCGTTTGATGAACGGGTTTTGTTCGTCTTAATCTTAGTTCCTTGGATGCTTTATCGACTGTTTCTTGAGATAAGCTCACAAACTTCTTGACATCACGAATAGGTCCTTGAACATTCATGGATGGAACATGAAGACGAAGAGGTGGAAGTTGAACAGCAATCATGTCTTCACTATTTGCAACGTATTCTCGAAACTGTTCAATGTCTAGAGGTCCACCAAACATTCGCAACATATGACGATGAGGAGCTGGAGTCAATATTTTATTAGTGTAGATCGATCGATACAAATCGGATAACAAAGCATGACGACTCCATCGAATTACATCTGAGAGAGCAATATCATTATACAAATATGAAAGAGCACACTCAGGCGAACAGTAATGTCCTTCACATGTATACATATTTTCATATGCATCATAGCTTACAGGAAGAACACTAGCTTTCCATGGAAAAGGATGACAGCACCACATACAAGCGGATGTAGCACTATATGTTGGTGTACGTGTTCGAGATAGAATATCCTTCATAGTCTCAGTGCTAAAACGCTCAGCAACACGTGAAGTTTCTACAGTAGACAAAATCTCTGCATAGTTAGTTGCAGTTTGTGTAGGTTCAGACCAGTTAGTTTGAAGTACATCTGCAAAAGTAGTCATTGTTCCAGCAGGAACAGGCACATTTTCCTCAGAAGGAAGTCTTAGTGAAAAAATCACTGGAGCTTCAGGAAGGTGTTTTCTAGGTGGCATTAGTTTCTTCAAGTAGATTGAGTGAAAGTGTCTACTAAAATGGATGTCATGTGTCTAAAACTTTAGACTATACCTTCAAGATGACAGACCTTTCGACAGCTTACCAGCGCAAGACGCACCGTGAACATATTCTCTCCCTTCCCGACACTTATATTGGCAGTATTGAAACTGCAAGTGAAGAAGTATTCCTTCGTGATGAAGACACTTTTAAAGCAACCACTATTCCCATCAATCCTGGATTCTATAAGCTCATTGATGAGCTATTGGTCAACGCACACGATCACGCAATTCGTTTGCGACAGAAGAACTCTGAAAATCCAGTGAAGAACATTGACATTGACTGTAATGCAACACTCTTCAGTATCAAGAACGATGGTGAGCCAATTGATGTTGCAGAGCACCCTGAACACAAGACTTGGATTCCACAGATGATTTTTGGAGAGCTGTTGACATCCACAAACTACGATAAGAATGAGAAGAAACTGGTGGGTGGTAAGAACGGATATGGAGTGAAACTAGTGAATATCTTTGCAAATGAGATGGTTGTTACAGTAGTAGATCAGCCGAGAGGACTAAAGTATAAGCAGACGTTCAAGAAGAATATGACGGAAGTAGAGAAGCCAATTGTGATTCCAAACAAAGGCAAGTCAAGTGTTCAGGTGATTTGGACGCCTGACTTCAAACGATTTGGAATGCAGAACATCGATGATGGAATGATGCGATTGATTGAGAGACGTGTATGGGATTTGGCAATGACGCTTGGAAAAGAAGTCAAAGTCAGTTGGAATGGAACAGCTGTGAAATGCAAGAACCTTACAGAGTATGCTAAGGCTTTCGGCTGTGATCCGGTGATCTACGAGACCCCTAATGAACGATGGCACATTGCAATTGGTGACAGCCCGGTAGACAAGTTCTTCAGTATGTCGTTTGTCAACGGCATCTGGACCTCTAAAGGTGGAACGCATGTAGACTCAGTGACAAATCAAGTGGTAGGACACATCGTAGAGTACCTAGAAACCAAGAAGAAAGTGAAAGTCAAGCCCAGTCTTGTCAAAGATCATCTTGCAATCTTCATTACATCAATGATTGAGAACCCAAGCTTTACTTCACAAACCAAAGAGACACTCACAACCAAGTCCAGTGCATTTGGATCCAGTCCAAAGTTGAGTGAAGAGTTCTTGAAGAAAGTCGTCTCCAAACTTGCAATTGTTCCAAAGCTATTGGAAGCCCAGTCTGCAAAGGATGCAAAAGACAACTCCAAGACCGATGGAAAGAAACAATCCAGAATCACAGGTATTCCAAAACTAGATGATGCGATCAGTGCTGGAACTAAAGACTCTGCTAAGTGCACGCTCATTCTGACAGAAGGAGATTCAGCTAAGGCTATGGCTCTCTCAGGACTCAGTCAAGAACAACGAAAGTTCTTCGGTGTCTATCCTCTCAAGGGTAAGGTTTTGAATGTTAAAGATACCAGCGACGCAAAGGTTGAACAAACCAAGGAGATTGCAGAACTCAAGAAGATTCTAGGTCTGACTTCAGGCAAGAAGTATACGGATGTTAAGGATCTTCGCTACGGATCGATTATGATCATGACCGATCAAGATTTGGATGGCAGTCATATTCGAGGTCTACTGATCAATCTGTTTCACGAACTCTGGCATGAGTTAATTGCAATACCCGGGTTCATAACGTATATGGCAACTCCAATTGTCAAGGCACACAAAGGAAAGGAGACACGTATCTTCTACTCACAATACGAATACGAGCAGTGGAGAGAAGGTGAAGGTTCTAAGGGATGGAAAGTGAAGTACTACAAGGGATTAGGAACCTCTACACGAGACGAAGCCAAAGATTACTTTAGCAAAGTCAATGCAGTTCGATTTGACTATGATGACAACTCAGACAAGTCAATTGATTTGGCATTCAACAAACAACGAGCCGATGACCGCAAAGAATGGCTCAAAGGATATGACAGAACAAGTCTAATCCCATCAGGAAACCATCTTCCATACGATGACTTCATTCATAAAGATCTGATCCATTTCAGTTATTACAACTTGGAGAGATCCATTCCAAACGTAATGGATGGACTCAAGACCTCTCAACGTAAGATTCTGTATGCAGCTTTCAAGAGAAATCTTACACAAGAGATTCGTGTAGCCCAGTTTGCAGGGTATGTTTCAGAACACACTGGTTACCATCATGGCGAGGCATCATTGAATGAGACCATTATCGGTATGGCTCAAGACTTTATGGGTTCAAACAACATTCCATGGTTGGTTCCTCAAGGACAGTTTGGAACTCGTATTCAAGGTGGAAAGGATGCAGCTTCGCCTCGTTATATTCACACGTATCTCCAGCCACACATTCGCAAGATTATCTGTGAAGAGGACTTTCCGATTCTAAAGTATCGTGATGATGATGGATTAGCAGTAGAGCCAGAATGGTATGCTCCAGTGTTACCAATGCTTCTGATCAATGGTGCTCGTGGAATTGGAACTGGGTATTCAACCTACATTCCACAGTGTAATCCAAAAGTCATAAAAGACATGATTGTAGATCATCTGAAGAACACTACCCCACTCTCTACGAAACCACTGACACCCTACTTTGAAGGATTCAAGGGAACGTATACGGAAGAAGGAGTTATGGGTGCATTCAAGAAGGTAAAAGATGACTATGTAATTACAGAGCTTCCACCGGGCACATGGACAGCAGACTATCGAGAATGGCTAGAGAAGGAACTTGCTGAAGGACGAATCAAGGACTTTACAGATACATCCACAGATCAGCAGATTAACATCGTGATCAAGGGAATTGATGAGAAGGTTCTTGTGAAGTCTTTAACTGAGAAGATCAAGACAACCAATATGCATGCCTTCAATCACAAGGGTATCATTACAAAGTACAATACGTTGAATGAGATTCTAGAGGAGTTTGTTATGGTTCGTCGCGGGTTATATGAAGATCGTCGCAGACATCAACTTGGAGTCATTGCTGCCAAGTTACCCTATCATGAAAACGTAGTCCGATTCATCAAGGATCAGATTTCAGACAAACCTAAGGTAGTGCTCAAGAAGAAGTCACTGAAAGAGTGTGATGAAATCTTGAAACAGAATGAATATGAGTTGGTAGATGACAGCTACAACTACATTCTAAATCTTCCAGTGTCAGCCTTTACGCTAGAGAAGATCAAGAAGCATGAGGATGACCGAATTAACTTGAAAGTTCAACAGGAAGATTTGGAGAAGACAACGTGGCGTGAGATGTGGCTTGCAGATTTAGAATGTATATAAATAAGGATGAATTACCTTGATTTATTAGTGAAACAAGATCGAGCTGCACAAAACACATATTCATATGATCCACGTATCATGATGCAATCTACACGAGGATATTCAAGTGTAGAACCTTTTTCAAATGGAGGTTCAATTACTAATCCAGAAGTATCGTATACGAATGAACAAGTAGGTTCTCATTCAGACGCAGCGATTGTTCAAGAGTCACCTAAAACAACACCTGTTAAACGGTATGTTGTTATTGACACTTCGCAAAGAGACTGGGTAAGACAACCAAATCCTTTTTCAAATTTAACGTTTACATTTGGAACACAAAGTTCAAATACAACCAATCCACCTGTCTATTCGAACAATACATTTGTTCCTACATTTGCAGATGAACAACAAGCATTATCAGCTCCTATACCTGGAATTCCAAATACGGGTGGATGGACTTTTTCTAATGTAAGCTATGCAGCTTATAATTCAAGTATACCTAGAGGTAACTTTGTTGGTTATGATACAGGATTCACAATATTACCTTCAGGTTCTGGATTTGGAAGTGTTTTCACACCCTGCAATGTTGCTTCAATTCGTCTAGTTCGTGCAGTGATGCCTCAGCGCCAATTTCTAGATTTACCTTTAATTCCTAGCGGATCCAATGCAGCTTTATCTACTTCTATTTCAGGTTCCCTTTCAAACACTACTTTCTCAACTTTCTCAACCTATCCTTATTTGATGTTGTATCTCAATGAATACTTTGGTCAATACGTAGGTGGAAATGAACCAACACGCAGATCATTCTCTGTGATGACACAGAAACAACGTCAACAGCAAACGTTTAACACATCTGTAGGTGTTCAGCAGTTTGACTATGAACCATGGGGTGAAGAAGCACTTCGTCTTCAAAGTCCAATTACAAACTTACAACGTATTCAAATTAGCGTATCGGATCCAATTGGAAATATATTTCAACATAACGATACCTTATCAGTTTCACTGATGCAAACAGACGCAGATGGAATGTATATCAAATGCTTTACACCTCAATTTGAATACTTTAGTGGAAACGAAATACGTGTTGGTGATCGTATAGTGTTCTATCCAGAAACAATTTCAAACATGTTAAAATCAATTTATCTTTCAGTTCAAAATCCAGATAAGAAAAAGTTCATTGAATCACTTCTAACAACAACGTTTCCTGTTTTACAACTGCTGGATTATGTTCCCGATGCAGATGGTATTTATCAACCTAGATCTTCATCCAATCAACCTCGTACACTTCCATACATTTCATCATATAACGGATTTATGATTCCAAACTTCTTTGCAAAAGGTAACAACGGAAATGTAACACCTTTATATCCTGGTTCAATTGATAATACAACGTATACAATTCTTGAACCAAGTTCATTAGTAGGTTCAAATCTTCAGTTTATGAATGCATCACTTCAACCAGTCTATACACTCGAATTAGATATTCTACAACCCGATACAGGATCGATTGGTGGAAAGATTGTCTTATAATAAAGCAATGAGTTCTCCTCTTGTAGATCTAAATGTTGAATCACTTTCTGAGTTTTATACCCGAACAGCAATTCAGAATGCTCCAAAGCATACTGGACGTCTTCCTTTGAGCGGTGACGAAGAAAAGTCTACACTGCCTCCTTATACATTAACTGCTCAAGAACCCTATGTTGTTCCCTCTCGTGTAGCTGAACAAATGCAATATCGTCACGAGTCTACACCCTTAAACACTGTGTTTTTTAGTGAAGCAAATTTAGAAAATCTTCAATCTGAGATTGCTTCAGCTGTTCTTCAGATGAGCGGACCAAAGCAATATGTTATCGGTCGTCAGAGTGACGCTGATTTAAAAACGGTTATGCGATCGTATTACCTTCAATATGCTCAGAATGATCCTGAACGAGTTTCTGAAGAACTTACTTTGCTAAACAACCGAGTCATTGGATGGTGTGCAAATAATATTTTGGTAGAGATCGAAGCCTACAAGTACTATCGCAAGGACATTCAAGACTTTCCAGCACCCATCGAACGACCTGTTAAAGCCAACATTTTTGGAACGCGGACAGGTGAGCTGAAGAGCTTCTTTTAAGTAAGTAATGTTGGTTCGCTTCATGGATCGTATTTTTCTTCAAGAAGGACGATGGTATCTCTGGGATTCAGCAATTGGTCTATTTAGACCCATTGATGGATTTGCATGGAATGGAACTTCATGGGTTGTAGACGATCATAAATACAGAACAGATCCACTTGAAAAAACATATGGATTTGGAACTACAGAAATTCTTGCAAAGTGTATTGAACTCAGCAAGACTTATGAACCTCGTATTCAATCTGCACCTACAGCTTCGTATTTAACAATAACGACTCCTCAATGGTTTCGGGATCGCCCTGTGAACTTTACTCATTCAGCATCACGCGATGTAAAATCTTGGAAATGTATGATACAAGGTCGTAACAGAACCTGTAAACGTCGTTCAACAAACAAATTTACAAAACGCACCCTTTAAGAAGAGAAGGATGCGTGTGAATATTATTGGCAATACAAACTCATTGGGATTAGCTCAAGACATCCATATCTTACATGGTATGGTCTTTAATACATTGGGGAAGGGCACGGTCATCCGTCACGTTCCTCATTTTCATCCTCAATGTGAGGAAGCAGAGATCAACTTTTTTGTTGAATCAATTAATCCAGCACTCTTTCATTCAGCAGCCAAAAATATATGGATTGCTAATCCAGAATGGACACAACAAAGTTGGAAACCATATGGAAGTATGATTGATGAGATTTGGGTTAAAACTCACGAAGCTGCAAAGTTGTTTGAGGATTGGGGAAAGGTTCGTTATATTAATTGGACATCTGTAGATAAAACAGTTCCAATTACAAAAGATTATGGCCGTGCAATAGTTCCAGTTGGTAAGAACATTTGGCGTCATCCAAAGCCTATTATCCAAGCTTATATGAGAATTGAACAAACAAATCCTAACTTATTTCAACGTCTTCCTGTAGTAGAGCTTGTGTATTATGATATTCATGTTCCTAAGATTCCTGATTCAATTTCATCAAAAATTGTAGTTCATAGCGATCGTATGTCTGAAAGAGAGTATGATCAATTAATGGCAGATTGTGGACTCTTAATTTGCACATCTGCTGCAGAAGGGTTCTGTCATGCAGTGAATGAAGGAATGTCTGCAGAATGTATGCTTATTCTTAGTGCTATCAAACCCTTCTCAGAGATTACAAACAATGCAATTTGGGCAGGTAGTGCTCGTTCTGTGACTCATACTGAATGTTTGGGATTATTAGAAGATGTGGATGTAGGATCCTTAGTAGATGCTCTTACGTTATATGTGAATATGTCTCATCATGATAAACGTTCTGATAGTAGAGCTAATCGCGATCGTTATGAGCAGAGACATGCAAAGTTTCTGAAGACTATTGAAAAAGCTATTCAAAGTGTTACAGATGGATTAGAAGAGTATTCAGTTGAAAAGACACTTCCAAAAGAAGAAGATCTTCCATTCATTTCAGTTATCACTATCACACGTGATCGTCGTGCATTTATTCCATTAGTCAAGTATGGACTGATTGCTCAAACATATCCAGCCGAAAAGATTGAGTGGGTTGTTGTAGATGATGGTACTGATCAAATTATCGATTTGATTTCAGATATGAAGAATCTTAAATATGTTCTTTCAGACAATCCACTTACTATTGGTGCAAAACGCAATTTAGCTATAGAGCATGCAACTCACGATATATTAGTGACTATGGATGATGATGATGTTTATCCTAGTAATAGTCTTTTATCACGTGTAGCAAATTTATTAGCATCTCCAAAGAAGGATTGTTTGTTCTCAACTGTAATTCCATGCTACAACATTCATGAGAAGAAGTCCTTTATGAACATTCCTCCTATTAAGCTTCCAATGTGCGAACGTGTTTCTGAAGCTACATTATGTTTTACAAGGTCTTTCTGGGAAGCCGGAAAGTTTCCTGATCAACAAATCGCAGAGGGTGGAGGATTTGTGCGTGGACGTGAACAACAATGTCGCGAGATGTCACCTCAAGATCTGATTGTAAGTCTAGTTCATAAGAAAAATACATCTTCTCGAAAAGCTCCTCCAATGGCTGAACCTAACGGATGTCACTATGGATTTTCAGACGATCTTTTTACGTTAGTTACAGAGATCGGTGAGTCTATTTAACAAATAATGCAAGTCATTCGATCTATACCTGAAAAACCATGGAACTGGTATGGTAATTTTTCAAGATGTGTAAAACATGGAAGTATTGAAACAGATTTAATTAAAGTTGTTTCAGAACATGATCCTAGTGTTGTTATTCTATTTCCTAGATCCGATGGATTTGTAAAGACAATTGAAATTGGTTCTGAATCTACATTAAATGAAATTAATGTAAATGAAATGAAGTCAAAAATTCCACCTGGAGCCAAATATATTTTAGCAGGTCTTTGCACTCGTGAGTTCAGTGATGATCGATTAATACTTTTGCCTCTCGATGATGAATCGTATGTACATGGAGTTCATTTTTCGGTTAGTTCACGAGCTTATCTTCCTCCATGGAAAGATCGAAAACCTATTGCATTTTGGCGTGGAGGTGTTTCAGGTGGAACATATCCTACAATTCGAACTCGATTAGTTGAGTTTATGTGCGACTATCCTTATTCAGATTTCAAATTTGTTCCAACATCTGAGAGTTATCTTCGAACAGGTCCAATGGATATGAATGATAAACGAATGTTTGATGAAGATAGACACATTAACTATCAAGTCTATTTCAAATATATACTTATTCTAGATGGTGCTTGTATTGCATCCGCTCATCAATGGGTCTTTGCTTCTGGATCTGTTCCAATTATGATCACACATCCAGACAATAATTATTGGTTCAAAAAATATCTAAAACCGATGGTTCATTATGTTCCAATTCAGTATGACCTTTCAGACTTAAAAGAGAAGATTGAATGGCTCCGTTCCAATGATGAAGAAGCTAGAAAAATTGCAGAAAATGCCACTAGGTTTGCTCTCACTATTCTTAGTCCAGAGTTTCAGCGCGGATATTTACATGAAGAAGTTGTCAAATTAATACAGTAAGCGATGCCACTACAAAATTTTAATTTTGCAAGGCATACACATTTACATGATTGGGCATGGGCAGGAGAGTTTTCATTGTGTCACTCAAATGGACCCATTGTAAACATAGCCAAACAAATTATTCAGGGTCTTGAAAAACCTATTACATTAGTAGTTCCTATGTCAGATGGATTTTCTTCTGATCCAAATCCAGGAATTGCTCGTAAAGGTCGTGAAGAATTTGAGTCAACAATTACAGAACCTAATTCAATTGTAGGGATTTTGTGTACTCGAAATTTCACAGATCCTCGTGCATTTTTTATGCCATTGGATGATGAATCTTTTGAAAAAGGAGTAGTAAACGTTGTTGCATCACGAGTTTCTCTTCCTGCATGGGAAGATCGAAAACCTATTGCATATTGGAGAGGATGCCTTTCAGGTGGATTTGCACCTACCTTAAGAACGCAAGTTGTATGGAATCTTTATGAAAACCCTTCTGCAGATGTTAAGTTAACCCGAATGCATAATATGGATCCAGAACATCAAGGTCGGTTAATTTTTCCAGATGATACTCGATTCTATGATGAGTTACGAGGATTAGATGAACATGTAAAGAATAAGTATATTTTCATTATTGATGGCAATTGCATAGCATCTGCTCATCAATGGGTTTTTGCTTCTGGATCCGTCCCAATTATGGTTACACATCCAGACAACGAGTATTGGTTTAAGAAGTATTTGAAGCCTATGGTTCACTATGTGCCTATAAAGTATGATCTTTCAGATCTTACAGAAAAGATTGATTGGTTGGTCAGTAACGATATAGCTGCTAAAAGAATTGCTCAAAATGCAATGGAGTTTGCACAAACTATCTTGAGCACAGAGTTTCAACATGGGTATTTATTGAAAGAAATCAGACGTGTTGCAGGTGTTTAATAGAAGAGACCTGCATGTCTGCGACCCTTTCGGGAGCCACGACGGCTCTTGCGGGAGCCACGTCGGCGACGAGCACCTTCAACAGGGGCTTCAATACCCTCCTCAGCTGCTTCAACGGCTTCTTCCATTTCACCACCCTTGAGCTTCTTGAGGGTCTTGAGCATCTTCTTCATCTTCTTAGTCATTCTGCGCTTTCGGCCGCCAGAAAGAGGGAGTGGGCTGAGAGCAATAGCACCACCCTTCATCTCAGAGACTTGGGCGGCAGACTTACCATCGGAAGTTACAACAGTTGCAGAAGGAGCTGACATTTGTTTGTTCTAACATCAACACAATTTCTTAAGCCGAGCAAGAAACGCAGGCAGGGGGTTCGACAGTAAATTGTTGAGCCTTGGCAGCTGCTTTAGTTCTTAAATAATAACATCCTGTCTTCAATCCTACCTTCCACGCATAAAAATGCATGGACGATACTTTGGATGGAGTGGGCTCGGCGAGGAATAAATTGAGTGATTGAGACTGGCAAATAAAAGGTGCACGATCACGAGCTAGGTTAATCAAGGTCTTCATTGGAATCTCCCAGACGGTCTTGTAGAGCTCACGTAAATCTTCAGGCAATTCAGTCATACCTTGAATCGATCCATTGTTTGCTATGATGGATGTTCGCACTTCAGAAGTCCATAATCCCCTTGCAACTAGATCTTCAACTAAGTACTTGTTGACGACCATAAATTCACCTGACAAAACACGTCTAGAATAAAGGTTTGAAGTGAAAGGCTCAAAGCACTCGTTATTACCTAGAATCTGAGAGGTTGAAGCAGTGGGCATTGGAGCAATCAATAATGAGTTTCGCATTCCACCTTTGCATAATGTTTTGAGGAGTCCCCAATCTAGATAAGATGTTTCTCTAGGTGCATCATTCCACAAATCAAACTGCATCTTTCCTTCACTCATAGGAGATCCAAGAAATGATGAATATGTTTTGGATGGTTCTATTGGAATACGCCAGTCATCATCTTTACCTGCTAAAAACATACTTGTCTTGGCTGCTGCATAGTAGATGTTCTCAAATATTTCACGATTTAACTTTGCTGCTTCCGGTGAAGTCCAAGGAATACGCATCATTGCAAACACATCTGCGAGTCCTTGAACACCAATTCCAATTGGTCGATGTCTCATATTTGAACGCTTACACTTTTCAGTGGGGTAATACGTTTTGTCAATCACAATGTCCAAGTTTCGTGTGAGAACAGATGTATATGCTCGCAGTAATTCAAAGTTAAAGACTCCATTCTTGACGAACTTGGGAAGTGCAAGTGATCCAAGATTACAGACCGCTGTTTCTTCTGGAGAAGTGTACTCAATGATTTCGGTGCAAAGGTTGGATGACTTGATTGTTCCTAAATGTTGTTGATTGGATTTTGCGTTACATGCGTCTTTGTAAAGCAAATAAGGTGTGCCTGTCTGAATCTGAGCATCTACGATCATTTGCCACAACTTCTTAGCGGATATCTCTTTGACATACTTGCGCTGTCGCTCATACATCAGATATAGACTATTGAACTCTTCACCCCAAGAATCAGATAATCCTGGACATTCATCAGGAGTCATAAGACACCAAACTCCATCTTGTTCGACTCTTTGCATAAAGAGATCTGGAATCCACAAACCATAAAATAAATCACGAGCACGTTCTTCGTCATTTCCAGTATTCAACTTGAGACGAAGAAACTCTTCAATATCTGCATGCCAAGGTTCTAAATAGACTGCAAACGATCCATTGCGCTTTCCACCTTGATTTACGTATTTGGCTGTATCATTGAATACTTTTAGCATTGGTGTCAGACCTGTAGACTTTCCATTTGTTCCGTGAATAGTAGCATCTCTAGCACGGACATTATGAACTGATAAACCAATTCCACCTGCCCATTTAGAAATCTGAGCACATTCACCTAGTGTATCGTAGATTCCTTTGATTGAGTCATCTTGCATATGAACCAAAAAACACGAGCTTAACTGAGGACGAGGTGTTCCAGCATTAAACAAAGTAGGTGTTGCATGAATGAAATATCCAAGAGATAATGCATCATAAGTCTCTCTCACTTTTCCAAAATTGGTTCCGTGAAGTTGAACTGCAACTCTCATCCACATATGTTGAGGACGTTCTCCTGGAAGCATATAACCCTTTTGAAGTGTCTTGAATCCAAAGTAGTCAAACATGAAATCACGGTCCCATACGAACATCTTCATGATCTCCTCAGCATTATGATTGAAGATTGAACGATAAGCATCTGAATAAATTGGATTATCTAGAGGTGGAAGCTCAGGGTTCAGTTTCTGGTGATTATCAATAATAATACGAGCAGCCAGCTTACCATAATTAGGGTGATAACGAGCCTGCATCATTGCACATGTTTCAGCAGCAAACTCATCTAATTCAGATGTTTTAATTCCATCGTGAATTTGAGAGCAAACCTTTTGAGAGACCAAATCAGGATTGACATGTGGAAGACCTTCAGCTAATCGTTGGATGCGTGTTGAGACTTCATTAAATGAAACTGGAACTCGGTCACCATTGCGCTTCGTTACATACATATGGTCATACATGCTCACTACTATATCCTCCATCCTTACCTTTAAACACTATTCAAAAAAAGGGATGCTGACCTGGACTTTCATCTCTCGGTTGTTCGGTAAAGGGTTCATTATGAATTGGAACTTCTTTACCTAAAAACCAAAAAACGATAAAGACAATTGCAAGAACAATTACAAGAAAAATGATTGTATAAATTTCTGTTTTCACCATTTGAGTTGCCATTTCTTCTGGAGTTCTAGCTCCCATTGCGTACGCAACTGCCATTCGTTCTTCTAATGGATTCATTGAACCAGGAACTCCTACAACTTGAGGTGGTGCAGGCATTACTTATTAAATGAGAATTCAAAAGCGAGAACCAATGTCGAAGAGTGCTCCATTGTGTTCATTAGAGGCAGGTGTAAAGTAGGTTGCTTGACCATAATGCTCTACATCATCCCAGTTTTCAAGCTTAGCCTCTTCGGCTAGCTGTCTGTCGGTCTTGGTTTTCTTAACCCAGACCTTGCGTTTTACGACTTGCCATCCTTTGGTATCATCCTCCATTAGAGGCTCACAAGGGCAAGGAAATTCGCCAATAGGTGTTAAGGCGTGGTAGGCTGGAGAGACTTGGCACTCAATAAGTGCTGCGATATACTTGTTTTGCATGGTTACGTTTCGGGGGTATCGTTGAGAAGCTAGATAGTTTACTGAAGACATTTTATTACTGAGATACTATCTATTAGTTAGAAAACCTTAGATCCATTTTAGACGGTTTTCAAATTGTAAACACAAGTTGAAAAGCGGACCATTTGTTTTTAATGCGAGTGGTTTAGAACATACTCGTTGAACTGATTCTACAAAAAAGACTATTAAAAGCCATCGTAGCATTCTATTTAGTTACGACGGATAAAAGAGAAAGGTTTTTGAAGTTCAGGACGTCCTGAAGGTTTTTCCTTTCGGTTATTTGGATCTGAAGTTATATATGGATCAAAACAATATTTACAAACAATGACATCTAAGAAAATCTCTGTTTTTGCTTCTACAATTGCCCTTTGAACCCAATCCCAATCTTCTGCATAAATTTTACTGTATGGAATAGATTTGAATCGTTGATTCCACGCACAAACAGACCAAGGTGGACGACGACAATCACCAAATGATCCAGGCACTGGGCCATCAAAAATCTCAGTTGGGTTACCTAAACCAAATGTAACAATATAAGGTGTTTTGGCTTCATTCGGACTATCGCATAGTTGCTTAAATGTAATAACATCTACATCTTGAAACGTAGCTTGGTAAACTTCATCAATTCTTAAAATATCATCGTCATCATGACAAAACATAAAGTACTTTCCGTTTGAAATATTCATAAGTGAATTCATCTTTTCACCACAGGTTCTCTTTTTATTATCCATAAAATAGAGAATTTCAATATCCTTACCTTCGCACATTTTCAAAAGTCTTGTGAATAAAGCTTTTCCAATTTCCCATCGTTCAGGTATTGCTGGAATTAAAATACTCAACTGCATTTAGTTATGTAATTAACTTTATCTGTATATGTGAAGACTCTAATTCTTTTACAAATAAGCTCATTGCATAAGGCATCGGCATTGTATCGGGACTTGTATCCAAGGTTCCTGATGAACGATCAATTTGAATCTCAGCTCCATCAGATCGATCCATAAAACTTTCATGAAGAAACTTGGACATTCCATGTGCTACCATTCCATCACGTTCCATCTCACCAATTGCAAGACCTCCACCCTTAGCACGACCGTGTAGAGGTTGGTGTGTCAATAAAGTTTTGGGTCCAGTTGCACGATAGTTGATTTTGTCTTCGACCATATGCTTAAGACGTTGATAGTAGATAGGTCCCATAAATACATCTGCTTCCATCATTTCACCCGTTTCTCCATTATACAAGATTTCATGTCCATGTGGTTCAAATCCACGAAGCGTCATTTCAGTCTTGAGATCCGCAATACGATTTGACACTGTAAAAGGAGTCGCATCTACAAAGGTTCCTAGTTGAATACCTAGTTTATTGCTCATAGCTTCGATCAGTTGACCAATGGTCATACGTGTTGGAAGACCATGAGGATTAAACACAATATCAGGTCTTAATCCACGTTCAGTGAATGGCATGTTCTCTTCTGGAATAAGCTGACCTACTGTTCCTTTTTGAGAATGTCGTGAAGCCATCTTGTCACCTGGAACTGGAGATCGTTCTTCAACAATACGAATTTTGACTCCATTACTTCCATCGGCCATCGAGTACGGGTAAATTCCATCAACTCTTCCATGCTGTCCACGTTTAGGAAGTTGTGATGCATCTCTCCATCCTTTTTCATCACCTTCTGAATTTGTAATGGGTGTCATAATTCCCACTAACACTGTCTTATCATCCACAATCGAGTTTAGCTTGATAATTCCATTGGCATCTAACATTTCATACGATACATCCTCTTTGCGTTTGACAGAATCTGAATACTTAGGATTGGTAACAGGATTTGCAAAGAGAGTTCGAATTGCAGGAACTACAGATGGATCCAAAATGGTTTCACGAACATCGTATGAATGGAAGTAATGAGTTCTGAACATTCCACGCTTTAGACTGTTCTCATTAATGATCATTGAATCTTCTTGATTATGACCGCCATAGGTAGTAAAGGCTACGATCACGTTCTCACCGTAAGGCATGCATCCACCCGAACCCATCATTTCACGATACATCCAAGTATGAGATAATGGTTTCTGCGGATTGACGGTGATTGACGAAATCGTATCAAATCGTTTAGTATAGTTTGTATGAAACCATGAACAGGCTTGTTTTTGTTGAGCAATGGAAAAGTTATTACGAGTGCCTGGATTATGATCTAAAAAAGGAGTCAAGTTTGCAAGAGGAGACAAACAGAATGACATATGAATCTCAGATTGCAAAGTAGGATGAAAGGGAGTCAATGAAAATCGAGCAACTCCTGATTCAGTTGCATCTACAAAGTCCATGAGTTTCATCAAATCCTGCCATGTTTTCGCAGCCAAAACATCTGGTTCAGTAACTCCTTCACGATAGACAGGTCGAATAGGACGTCCTGCATCACAGGTGATCGTGTAGATGTTCTCTAATCGATTCCAGGCAAGACTTACATCAAATCGAAACTCACCAGCTCTTCGTAAAGTTAATAATTTGATATGAAGATCTTCAGTGTTTCCAATACAAAGTCCTACCAGGTCTGAATTCACATAGACACGAGTCCAAAATGGCATCCATGTAGAAGGATGAATGTCTTCAATACGACGAATTAGTTTGGTGTCAAATAACTTGGTTCGGACGATGGAAGAAGGAAATGCATTGGATACCTTTGCAAGAATAGCTAATGATTTTAGGTGACCTACACCCGATCCATCTGGAGAATCAATTGGACAAGTTAATCCAAATTGAGACGCATACAAACGACGAGGAGGAGCAGTGTTCATAGAAGGTTCAATCTGAAGTGATGTACGACGAAGTTGAGACAAATAGCTCACATACGAAAGACGAGAAAGTTCTTGAGCAATTCCATCACGTCCTCCCCACTGACCTTTGAATGATTTGGTGAACTCATTCATCATCATATATTTACGCCAGTACGTTCCAACTGTTTCACGTTCTACAAGTTGAGCCAATCCACGTCCTTCATACGTCTTGCGTTCATACTGAATTCTTGAATCTAATTTTAATAGCATAGTCTTTGAGACTTCGCGATAGATACGTCGAAACTCTTGGAACATCAGGTCACCCGAAGTATTGAAACGCTTGTATTCAATATTATCACGATCGGAAGGAGGTTTTCGTCCAAGAGATACATCAATCGCCATTCGCACCATCTGTGCGAGAAGGTAGGCTTTACGACGCAATAAAGTTCCAGGATTCTCAGAAGACTCAATGTGTGGAAACATGAGTTCATAAATATTTTGAACTACTTCTGAACGATACTTGCGCTTGGTCAGTCGTTCAAGAATCTCAAGATCTGAACCTGCTTTTTCCAATAACAAAGTATGACTTAACACGAGTTGTTGAAACACATCATCATATGCAAGACGATCAGGATCAGGAACACCTGCTAAAATCAAATCATATAAATCACGATCCGATGTAACTCCTAATGCTGCAAAAATACTCAAGACTGGAACAGGTTCAGTGAATCCAGGCAAAGTAACAACTAAACTACGCTTCGATCGACTACGTTCTACATCATCTTCATTCCATGCAGATGGAGGACTCAATACCAGATAGTGAGAATAAGGTCCTTTGGATGCGTCTTCTGAAACAGATTTGATTCCTACATAAAACTCCTTTTCGCCTTCAAAAGAAGTCTTTTCAACACGCTTAAGTTCGGCAGGTTCATCAGGTGTATCTTCAGTAGTTGATGCTGCTTTGCGATCTCTCATTCCTGAGTACATCATGTTATTTCCAAGCAGTTCTTGAGTTAGCAAAACACGTTCTTTACCGTCAATGATAAAGTATCCACCAAGTTCGTAGAGACATTCTCCAATAGGATATCCATCCATTGCAGTCAGGTAGCAGTTACGACTTCTTAACATCAGAGGAATTTCACCAATTACAATGTTCTCAAATGTATTGACAACGGGTTCACCCATTCCTTCAGGAAACACATATTCAAAGACAATGTCACCACGAAAGGTCAACATATAGCTTTTGTTGTCAAGACGACATGCATGAGGAACAATGGGTCCTCCATGTTCATCTACAGGGGGTTCAAAGGAGATCTTGGAACCATCTTTACCACCAATGTAAATTCGAATAAACCGCTTATCGGATAATTCAAGTTGAAAAGGGTTCGATACTTTAACGAACGTTGGAATGCTAGTTTCTAACATTGCATTAAAAGACGAGAGATGGTGATCTACAAGTGGAAAACTTGTATCTCTAAACAAACTACGAAGCACATGTTTAGGAGCCTCCATTGTGTTTGAGAACAGTAAGCATTTTCTCTGGAAAGACGAAGAAGGAATATGTGGAGTGAAACACGACGTCCAGAATTTCTCTCTCAGGTCATAGGACACACTGAAGTTAAAGAAAAATTGACTACCTATTTAGCTAGGAAACCTTATACAAGTGTTCTCCTTCTTCACGGACCTCCTGGAATAGGTAAAACAACGATGGCTTTGGCGTCAGTTCGTTCTGCAAATATGGAGCCTCTTGAAATTAATGCGAGTCAGTCTATGCGAAGTCATGAAGACGTAGCTCAACTGATTAACTCGTGTCGTCATACACGGACTTTATCATCCTTCATTCGAGGTGATGATAAATCTATGTGTTTGATTTTAGATGAAGTGGATGGGTCAGATCCACATGCACAGAAAAAGTTAACTGAATGGATGGCCAGCAATGATCGCCACGTCCCTGTAATTATGACTTGTAATGAAGTTCCCCGAATTATGAAATCGAACCCTCAGATTCATCTCCTTCGGTGTTTCCCTCCCAAGCCGACAGAGATGCTACAGCTCTTTCAAAAGCTCGACGTGCAACAGGTGACAGAGCTGGCCAAACGATTCAAGCATGATGTTCGTCGGATGTATCTGTCGATTCAGTATGGGGAATCGGATCAACTTCCACATTCAACGAGGCCAACCGAGTGCTCGCCGGAGGTGGCGTATGTACTTGAGCAGAAGATGTGGATTGAAGTGGATCCGTTGTTAAGAACACAGCCCGCCTCCTAACTAGTGGTGGTGAACGTGGTTGAGGCACAGGTGGAGGTTGATCAAATGTCCACTCACGAATATCATGCCTACAGTTCGGGCAGTGCACGCTTCGTGTGAACCACTCTGAAATACAGGTCGTATGAAACGAATGACCACAATGTCTAATCCTTGTTGCAGGATTTGTGAGAGTCTCTTGACAAATTGCACAGTTTCCAGAATCATCTTGAGGAGTAGATGTTTCAGTAGCTGCCAAAATCTGTTCAGGTGTAGCATGAACAATTACAGGGTCATTCCAACCGGGAGGAAGTGTATTAGGAACTGTAACATTATAGCGAACTGAATACATAGGAGATTCAACTGCCATATAACTTCGAATGATTCCAAGAAGCACAGCTGTATTACGTTGATGTGTCTCTATTATGTTTTCAAGTCTAGAATCTACTAGACGAAGACTCTGGTAAAAAGATCGTTCTGTATGTAGCAATGCATCTAATGTATCGAGTATTCCTACTTGGTTATCCATACTGTTTAGTTACTCAAAATACGTAAGTCTTTTACTTACGAATGTAAGCATCCATAGGTCCACGAACTGAAGCCTTTACTATTTTGCTTAGAAGTGGCGATCCAAGAAACATCATTGAATCCAACTGATCTTCCTTCTTCTTGAGAACACTTAGAGTTGCTTCTTCTTGATCTTTGAGTTTTTCAAAGAACCGTTCATACATAGCTTTATAGTTTTCTCTTGATGGAGACTTGTATCCGTCCAATTGCTCAATACATAATGCAAACAGCTGAGCCACTGGATTTTGGATCTGATTCGTAATGTAGAAGTTAACATCAGGTTTCATCTTATGAGATCGAACATAATCTAGATGTTCAATCTTGTCACCTTGTTTTGATTTGTTCTTGTATTCGGCAACATAAACATACTGAAGACGATCACCCACTTTTGGAGCTGTTCCAGGATCACGGGCTTCCATTCGATCTGCCAAGACTCGATGTGCAGGTAGGGTTGCCTTACCTTTGTAATCCTCTTCCATTGCAGCGTAGTCATCGCGTAAGGATTTGCTGACAATGAACTTCTCGATGGGCACCTTGTTCTCCAAAACTTTTACAAGCATCTCCTGAACAAACTTTTGTGCCTTCTTGATGTTTCGCTCTAGCAAGAGCACATCCAGAGCTCCACCAAATACATCCTTTACAATTGGAGCATTATCACGACGCTTCAGAACAACACCCATTGACATACGCTTTGCTTTTGCAGGATTAGGGTCTTCTTCGTATTTCATTCCTACATATCGCTTTCTACAGAAGAGGATGAACGGGTAGAACGTCTTCTCATACGCGATTTTATAGGGCTTTCGCATTTGTCGGGAGATTGAAGTTCCGCACTCAATTCCCAAGCGTATTGACTCTGCGACGTCTCTTGTAGGGAACTTAACGAATATGGAATCTGTGTCTCCGTAGACCACGTCTCCTCCGAACTCACTTTCGGCGACGCTACGGGCGAATTGAAGTGCCTTTCTTCCAGCTGCTGTTGTACAGGCAGCAACGTATACGTTTCTAATTGGAGAGGTTCTGGCTCCTGCTTGACCGTAGACTGAGTTTGCAACAACTTTGTAAGCAAGTTGAAGGCCGTTGAACACAGATCTCTGAGATTCGTCATATTGTTGATCCTCCATCTTTTGTTTGAATTCCTTTCGCTTCTTCAACAAAATCTCAAGTGTCTTTGGAAGAATTCCTTGTGTCATTGGGTTCTCTCCGGATTGAACGAATGTGCAAACAGTCTTACCTATGATCTCATCACCATCCTTGTTGTCATATTCAATCTCTTCAAAGACATAGCCTTTCTCTTCAAGCTCTGAAATCTGATCTTTTGTAAGACCACTACGTCCTTGAGTGAATCCTTCTGTATCTACTGTCTTTGTTGAAACCCATGTATCCGGCGAAAGATTATAGGCAATCATATTCGTTGGATATAGTGAGTTGAAATCTAAAACAGACACAGGTTGATCTAGATACATTCCAATCTTAGGGGGGAGAACAATTGCACCTTCATAGGAGATACCTTCACCTTCAATTGCTTCCATACTGCGAATGATCTGATTTCTTTGCGATGCGTAATAAACCACTGCAGAGAAGATCTTGATACCTTGACCTCGTGTCAATACAAAGTTCATAGGCACTTTACAGACATCCGCCATTCCACGAGCATTAATCAAAGTATCCAACTTACCCATCAGAGTAGCGACTAGATCGCAATCCTGAATACAGTATCTGGCTACTCTTGCACGACCCTCTGGTCCTCCGTGTCTATGAAGCTCAAACATCTCTTGAGGAGATACGTCATCTTTAGAGAACGACCATTCAAGATGTTTCATCTCTTCCGTAGTAAAATCCATAAACAAGAGTTCATCAGATTTGATCTTGAATCCTTGCTTAGTAACCTCATATACTTCAAACTTTTCACCATCGTAGACTGGATCATTCGTATTTCCAACAAGCTCAAATCGAACATAGTTTCCATTACGCAAGCCACGAGTGCTTTTGGTTGTAATTTGATTATTGTCATACTTGACTACCTTGTCTCTAAGAAATGTAAAGGCTACATTATCCAGCTTGAAGTTATCCAAGTTATGTTCACGTCTCATATTCAAGAGCAAATCAACACCTAAACGACCTCGTATTGTCAAGTATCTCAAATCAAACTTTCCAGCAGCAAGTTCAGTCTTCTTGGTCTCAAACTTCTTATCTCCCCAACCATCCGTCTTCTTACGTGCAAGTTCAAACTCATCAAGAATTCCAAGTTTAGTCACACGTCCTTCAATGTAGGCATCATCAAAACCAAAGATGTTATAGCCACACAGAATATCAGGATTTCGTATTCGGATTTCTTCAGCAAACTGAAGCAACATATCTCTCTCACTTTCACAGGATACAAATTCTACTGTATCATCTTCTGGATCAGCAACTTCACCAAGCACAAATACAACTCGTGCAGTAGGTGTAATCATATCCGTTGAACGACGATACGAAATACCAATTTGAATAATTGGATCTTTAGAGGATATTGGAAACTGATTTGAATCACCAGAAGGACACATCTCTAAATCATAAGATGCTACCAACAAAGGAATAGTCGCATCACAGGCTTCTACGTCTTTATAATGACTCTCATAGAACGCATCTACATAATAAGTATCGTCTCCATTCTCATCACATGGAATTTCAACATCTCGGACTTTAGAGAACTTCAAAGGTGATGCTGGACCAATATGCTTCTCATGAAAGAACCTTAGAAACGGTGGAAGATTACTTTCATATTGAACACCTTTGAGAACTGACTTTGCAGACTTGAACGATGCAAGTGTATCGCATTCAACTTTCCAAACTGACACTTGTTTTAGGTCATTAAACCCTGCCATTGTATCATATTTATCAACTTGAGTGATCTTTGGAGCAGTGTTTTCAAAGAACTTCTTACTCAGTTTGAATGCGTATTCTTGTTGTCCTTTCTTAGGACCATTCTTGATATCCCATTTCTTGTTAGAAGCTTCATAGACTAAAGATATCTCTGGTTTCTCATTAACATAGAAGTACGGCTTGAAGCCTGTTAGACGGACACAAGCAACTTTCTTGTTTTCACATCTTCCAAAGACATCAATTACATAGTCTCCTTGTATATCATGTTCATACCAATCTACAGGTTGAAGAATCATTTCAGGCTACTACTTATAACCTTGAAAGAAACCTCATTCATTTTTTCTGTATCTCAAGGTAAGAGATGTTCTCCACAAATTCTGTTGATTGGTTCAATGCACCTACGCGTATTCGTTCGGATGAATATGACACTGCTGCAAAGTCAGTGGGTAATACTAGCACTTTAACTCGTCAAACAACCGGTATGGAATCTGCTTGCTCAGATACTTTGAATCCTGCATCTGCAATGGCAGATCAGCCTGGAATGATTGCACGAGGTGGATTTGGTCAGCCTGGAGGTGGATGTGCTGTTGATGCAAATACCGATCTTCGTTGGGGAATTCCTGGAGCTTGGCGCCAAAAGGGTAAGCATGAATTATGGGCTCGTCCATTTGCAACTACTCCCGACATGGGTGGTGGAGATCCAACAGCAGTTGATGATGAATCTAAATTGATTCACGCTGCATCCATTCGTAATCGCAAGGAGGCTAATACAGTAATGGATTCTGCAATTCCTAACTTCTATCAACCGTTAATTGAGATCAAACAATCTGAATATTCAAATCCTAGTAATTGGATTTATGATTGGACTCGAGGAGGAGATGCGACACGTCTAGTTCAGACAAAACGTGTTGATGTGTCTTAATAATGAGAATTGTCTTCTTTGCAGGAAGAATGCCCGACTTATGTGGAGCATTTCTTCATGATATTGATCTCGCAACAGAGCTTCAACGACGAGGACATGAAATCGTCTTTATGACAGTGATTGATGTTCCAAAAGAGGGTGTAAATGGAGGGTTCTATCGTGGATTCAAATACATGCATTTTTCAGCGGGTGGTAAGTATTTAGATATGAGTGAAGGTTGGATCTGTCCTCATTTTCCTTCACTTCCAGAAGTACGACGATTGAACACTCGCGGATACAATCGCCCAATTTTAACAACTTGTCACTATGATGGAAGCTATAATGGTATTATCAAAAATAATCCTGGACGATCCATTCGCTGGGTTGAAATGGTGATGTTCATCAACTCTACAATGGAATCTAATTTTAGAAAACATGTGAATCCATGGCCTCCAAATGTATCAAGAACTGCAGTTGTCCGCCCCTTGATGCATGAAGATAAGATTCGAATTGATGAACCATTTCAAGGAGATTGTATAACACTTGTGAATGCAAATCAAAATAAAGGTGTCACTCAATTTATCGAAATTGCTAAACGAATGCCTGAACGAAAGTTTTTAGCGGTCATTCCATACTATGGAGAGCTTCGTCCACCACCTGCTCCTTCGAATGTCGAATGGATTCCATTTGATGATGATGTTCGTAATATTCTCAAACGAACTCGAATTCTTTTGATGCCAAGTTACTATGAAAGTTTTGGAAGAATAGCAGTTGAATCTATGTATAACGGTATTCCAGTCATTTATTCTAAACCAGCTGCTAAACCTAGAGATATGACTGGAAGTACAGAAGGTATGGAAGAATGGATTAAACCAGCTGGTATTCCATGTGAGAGAGAAAACATAGATGAATGGGAAAGTTTGATTACTTCATTAGATGATGAAACAGTCTATTCAGAAAGATCTGTAATTGTAAAACAACATATCCGTTCTATGAACTTATTTACTGAGGTATCTCGGGTTGCTGGATTGGTTGAGCAGTTTGTTCGAGAGAATCCTGTGAAGATACAACTTCCTCAATCGCAGCAACAGGAATCGATACAGACTCCCCAGAAGTCTGTGACGAAGATTGTTCAGCCAGAAGGTCGGGTAGGATTTTCGAATGGGCGACTGAGAATACAGCGTTAACTTTTTCTTGTAACCATCGTCCACGTTCACACAATGCACGTTGTTCTGGATCCATTCCTGTATCCACCTTGGGTTTTGGAGGGATATACTTATTTCCCGAAACTATAGGGTTTGCAGGAATCAATGATTCTACTGCATCTAATACGTTTTCATGATTCATTAGAGCCTTTTCAGCTTCCTCCCGAGTGCATCCTGTTAGTTGCTGTACCATAGTCGTGTCATCCATCTTTTTCTTGTTTAGTTGTAATACCTGAAGATGCGTTTTATTGAAGATTTATGCCCTCCTGCTTTATTGTATGCTATTTTTCTAGCAATTCAACTTGGATTTGATGCATCGCTTGGAATGTGGGCAACCTTTGTAATCAAGTTTGTCTTAGGCCTTGCAGTCGTTGTTGTTTTGGATATGTTTTGCGGTGTTGGTCTAAGTGTTGTTTCTTGGTTCATGGTCGCAGCTCCATTCATTATCACATCACTTGCAACTGCAATTGCAATGGGCAATGATTTTGATACACTTGTAATTGGTCAAATTTCCAAGGAAGGATTCATCTCCAAGGACGATAAAATGGAACTCGTCCCGGCAGATTCAAATCAAGTTAAGTAAGTAAAATGTTGTTCTTCTGTGCATTCCGATTCTTTCAAGCGTTAGTTCTTCTCTATAAGTGGACCTTTGGATTCTCCCCTAAAAATGAAGTTGAAATTTCCTACTATATCCTTTCTGATGACTACGAACAAGATGAAATCCCTGATCTAAAACGAGTTCCTGAAGATTCCATTCTTATTGAGGAGTGGCAAAAGGGAGATACCAAAAGATGTATGATCTTCTACGAGGGAGAAGAGATTCACCGTAAAGTCTATGATCCATTTGACCAAAAACCATTCGTTCCTTGGCTCTGGATTGGAGACAAGACCACTGAGGTTGATCTCACAGCTGCACTCCAAAAATATATGGCAGTTGGAAATACAATCCGACTAGATTTGATCCTTCATATGATTCAGTCTCATTACGATACTGAAATCATGTACATTGATGCTCGGACATTAGAAGAGGTAAAGTTTCCTGATGACGGAGTAAAGATCGTCGCAGATGTTTCCCCTCCCGAGCCAACCGTTTAAAACTGCTGAACGATACATTCAACTACGAAAGATTTGTGCTCCTATCTCGTGGGCTGATTCAATAACACGTATGAACGACATGATTCTCATGCCGATCATAAGTTTCTTTTTACTTTTCATTCATGCAGAGGATTTGATCACCGCTGCCTTTACAATGATAAAAACCTATCAAGCATGGGCAGAGTTCACTGAATATACACAACTACGATTTGATGTTCAACGTATGTTTTTGTATTCACAAAGTGTCGGTGGTCCATTCATTGTAACAAATGATCCTATCTATATGCCGTATGTTTTTGCAGATGCCGTTTATCGAGTTCCAGTAGGAATTTCAAAATCACCTCCGGGTGGTAAGTTAGAAGCATAGGCTGAATGATTTGCAAGACCTCGTGCTCCATCACCCGTGAAACCATAACCTACATTTGCAACAGATCCACCACCCCTCATTTTGCGTGTGCGACCCTTGTGACCCTTGCGATGTTTACCACCGCGTTTAGTTGACTTGCGGCGACGACGTCCACCTGATGGCTTGTATGCAGCACCATCTGGAACAGAAGTCATATTGGGCACATATTCAAGAGCTCCTACTGCGATTGGCTGTCCAACGCCATAACCATTACCTCCTCTCATTTTTCTAGTTCGGCGACGTCCGCCTGTGTTCATGCAAGACATTTACTCTACAACGGGAAGATAAACGCCGATCGTTCCAGGAACATTGTCATATTGTTCTTGTCCCCGAATATGAGTGCCTACAGGTGCATCCGCAATGGTGACTAAGGCAACTAAATCTGGAAAATGAAACAACTCAAGAATTTCTGTTATCTTCTCTTGGCGTTGACTGAATGTTAATAGTTCATGAACTTTAGTTCCATTCAGAACAAATAGATCATATACTATATAAATTTTAGGAGAAATGCGAACTACACGAAAGATTGTATCACAACAGACTCGTTCATCCATGACAATTGAAAGATACTCTGGCTTGTCCCCTTTTGTATCGGTAAAGTAGGCTTTAGCTTCTCCATCTTCAGTATGTGTTAAATAAATCCATCCAGGTGTTCCACTATGCTGTGGGACCTGATATGGGTCCGAGATTGGAGAACCCTTCTTTACTAGAGGAAACAGCCGATAAGAGGCTTTCATACGTTGGAACATTTGCTGGAGGGACTACTTCCTTCTCTTTCGCGGCTTCACTGAAAGTAGGCTGTGAAGGTCTTGCCGGACCTGGATCACGTGTATCCACTGGAGGAGGAAGCTTAGTGGTCACTAAAGGAATTTCAGGAGGAATGGGTTGAGCCTCAGGTTGAGGTTGTGGTATTTGCTGAACAATTACAGGTTCTTCAAATCTCACTTGCTGGCGAGGTATTGGCGGATACATTGTTTTTACCACGTAGAAGACAGCTACATGAATGAGAGCAAGTAGTACAATTGTAGAGGCTCCTGTAGAAAGGATGTTCCAGACGTCCATTTACATATTCAAGACCTTTTCTAAGCATAGAACAAACCGCAATGTCTGATTCTGTTCCTGAAGTAAAAACCGAAGAGGTAATCCCCGAGCAAGTGAAGATCGAAGAAACCATCGTAGATACAATTACCAATGTTGTTCCAGTTCCAGATGCAATGAAGTCTGAAATTGAAAAGATCGTTAAAGATGTAGTTAAGGCAGCAGTTAAGGAACTCTTGGAAGAACTCAAGAAGTCTCCTTTAGGTTCAATTGATAAAGATGGCGATGGTGTCATCTCAGTTACTGAAGTCAAGGAAGCAGTCGCTGTTCATGCGGAAAAGCTTGGCTGCGGACCCTCTTGCACGATTTCTTGAAAGAAGAAAGTATCTTCTCCTACAGTCTCTTTCCAAATACGAGGCGATGCAGAATACAAAGTAAGTGTAATAGCTTCTACATGATACACTCTTGAAAATACACCTTCAACATAAGGGCGACTAAAAAAAGAATACGTGCTTGTCTCGCTCTCAAACTTAACTACTTCTAATGTTTTTTCATATTCGTTATATCTACCAAACCCTGTGTATAGATATCGGGTTTCGTAGGTTTTACCTTTTTGTGATGCGTAAGGTTCTGGAACCGTGTTGGACACACTCACTTTCATTGTTATACTATGACGGTATTTGCGTAAACAAGTTCTCGAAGTGAATCCTCATTCTCTATTGCACGGTTCATCTTTTTCACTGCATCTTTGATTTCAGTTTCAATGGCACCCCACTTTTCAGGACTATTGAGATACTTTGTTGTTCGAACACGACCATCAGGGAATGACTCAATTAGTTCAGTTTCTTCACATCCTGAGAGCTCCATATAGACTCGAAGTTGAATCTCATCATACATTGGAACTTCAGGCCACCAACGCGTGCGTGCCTTTGAATCCACAATACGTTTATGTTCGGCAACATAACCATCGGTTCGTCCAATCAACTTGTAATCATCGTATGACTTGCGGAAGGTCTTTGTATTTCGCTCTTCAACTTTGACATTGTTATCTGTCTCATACGTGTTGAGGATTGTGTTTTCAGTGTTAAGTCCTCTCTTCTTACGGACTTCACCACAGACTTCAGAGACAAGAACTTCACGAAACTCAGCAGGTAATTCTCCATGTCTGAGATTGATGACGACTCTTGCTTGTCGTTCTACATCTTTGAGTGTATCGGTGATATCTGTTTGACCTACACAGATCTTAATGCCTGTGTTCACTATGTTCTTAATTGCAGGTGTTGCAAGAACTGCATACTTAAGCTTGGTAGATGGAACTCTATGTTCGCTAGTTTGAATAGCTGCGATCTTAGCTTTAATGGGTTCATATTTACTTACTAAGTCATACATGACTTCATGGGGAGATTGATACTTGTTGAGGCCAATTAAGGCAGCAACCTTAGATGCGGAGATTTCGGGAATAAAACGAGCGATAGACATTGTAGACTGATGAGTTCCAATCTTTGATTAAAGTTAGATCCATTTTGAATTAAGTAAAACTCTTTTGCATTCGAACAATTGCATCAATCCATCCAGGCATTCCTTGTAACACATTGGAAACTGCAAGTGTATTTCCTGTAACAACTGTTGCATCAAACGTAGTTCCTTCACAGACAATCACAATTGCGGCAAGTAATAAGTGTTGTTTTGATTTGGCTTCTGTCGGACTCCACCGCAAACAATACATCTTGTAGAGGACATCAATAACGGGTCGTGCGTGTGCTTGAGTCTGTTTGCGAACAGCGTCCCAAAAGATCCAAACCGGGTGCGCTCCGTGTGGCTCTGAGACGAACTCGTCAAATCTGTTTGAAAAGATGAGTGCCTGTTTAGTCTGTTTCTTGTGTTCTCGGCAGTATGCGAAGACCCAAGCCATCCAATATAAGGCTCTGGTGACATCTCGGACATCGGATCGCAAGCAGTACACGAATTCATTGAGAGGAACCGCAATCGGAAGGGGATCGGCAGGACGAAGCGAGAGACGGCCAAATAACTGCGAGGGAGCCTTGAGATGTTCCTGAATGGTCTGAGGGTCAAAATCATGCACGGGCTTGATTGTTGGAAGTGAAGGCAATTTATTTTTGCGACACATCGAAAGAGTGGCTGCAACTTCACAAATGATTTGACGAACATCAGGATTATTACGTATAGAGGTCATAGTTCCAACAGTAAATACTTGTTCAATTGGAGCATATCTCTCATACGCAGAAGCTAAATACAAAAAGACATTTGGATTTGCTCGGTTAATATGAAGAGCTGCTGCATCAAATAAAGTTGCCCATAAACTATGAACTAATCCTGAACACAAAAGTTCAAGAGACCAATAACATGCATAATCTGCATGACCTAACTGCACGTTTTGTAGGAGAACCTTCACAACGTGTGTTCGTGGATGACCGCAAAAGGTTGTTTTTTGAAAATCAGCTACGGTGCGTGGATCTGACACCTCCATTATCTTGTTGTAGGAGTCGTAGTTCTACTACCATACGCAGATCTTCTTAAGTAACTCATAATTTCTGAATCACTAGGAGCTTCACCTGGTCTAGATCGACTAAGATATCGTGCTAAAAAGAAGATTGCAATTACGGTAGATATTCCAATTAACCAGTTAAGTAAAACTTCAATCCATGATGTTGCTTTAACTAATTGTATAGTTTGATCTCTCTTATCTTTATTAATTTGATTTGTAATATCGGCAATTTGTTTCTGAAAGTTAGTTACCGAAAAAGCGAGATCGTCTTTTACACTTAACACATTCTCTTTCACACTATTCATTGAATCAATTACGGATTGTTGTTGAGAACGCTTATCTTGCAGTAATTTATATTTATTGATAAACTCATTAATGACAGGTTGTGCTTCTACAGATGCGATACGGTTCTTTTCTTCATCCATCCAGTTCTCTCCCTTCAACAATGTATAGTAAGCAACACGTGCAGTTTGATAAGCATCTGGAGCTGTATCACGGGCATTTTCGGCAATTTGAAGAGTCTTAAATGCTTCACTCAATTTAGTACTCTTATCAATTTTTGAATCTGCAACTGCAATGTCATTTGAAAAACGGTCAATCTCTGCTTGGTAGACTCTTTTAATAGATTCTGGAAAATCAGTGTAACTTGTGCTAGGTCCAATGTCACCGTTATTATTTAGAGGAATGCTAAATGTCGGTGTAGGCATTAACTGAACAGAAATAGAACTATCTCCAGAGTATTTACACGATAGAATAGATCCATCTGAACTCATAGTGTAGTTTTTTGCAGTTGGACATTTAAGAATACATGCATTTCCAGCTGGACTGAGAGTAAACTCGACAGGACAAATCTGCGACGCCATTATCTACTACTGAGATAGATTCCAGCAGCTGCACCTACGCAAAGAGTTAAAAATACTACATACGATGCATAAGGAGCTGGAATTACCAAGAACTCAACCAATGCAATCAATATCGTAAAAAGAACCGTTTGAATCACTGAAAAGTTAAGTGGGTTTAAAATCTTCGTTCGTTCATTCACAATTGGATTCGGTTGAACTGGACGACGAGGGACTTTCAGACTATCTGAAACAGATTTGATACGATACGATGAATCGGATTCAGCCGAATAGCCTGCATATTGAGACTTAAGTGTATCATACTCTTGTGCTATCTCCGAAGGTGATTTAGTTGCCATTGTTTATCGGTTCGGAATAAAAGACTTGAAGGTTCCGAGTATAGGTGCGAATGTTCTAGCATCACGTGAAGCACGCATATCTCTCCATCCTAGAGAGTTGGGGATTGCGCTTTGGTTCTGAGCTGCATAAGGGCCTATCGTAGAGGCCATTCGAACAAAACGTGTAAATTCAGACGCATCACCTACCATTGCACGACGATTCGAAGGATCAATTTGACCAAACGGGGAAGTTGGCATTTTGTTTTAGACACGGAAATATAATGAGCACTACTGGTATTCCAACACAGCTTGAATCGGCACTAAATGCATATAGAACAAACTATGCTGCATTTAAAGTCACTGGTAATTCAGCACACAAATCAGCTTATGAAAAAGCATTAGAAGTTGTAAATCAAACGATTAATAATTCACGATCAGTTACAGAAGGAAATGATCGATATATAAGCAATTTTATTGATGAATATCAGAATGCTAATCCTGAACTTGTAACTCTTCAACAACAATCTAGAAAAATTCAAGAACAAGGCCCTAAATTACAGGATGAACTAGCTCGATCACGACAGATTCATCAACGTGCTTCTCTTGAATTAGATGAAACAGGACTCTATGTCAAAGCAGGCATTGTAGTTGGACTACTTATAGTCGTAGGAATTGTAGGAAGTTTGTAACCACCTTTCCAGATCAGAACAATAATAAAGATAAGTGTAACTAGTCCAAGTGAAAGAAGATACCAAAAAAGAGTGGCATTGAATTTAACTTGTTCATGAGTTCTAAGAGCTTTTAACGTTTCATATTGATCTTTTTGATCTAGAAGGATTGAAGAGTCATTTTGAATACGTACAAGTTTTTCAACAAGTTCATCTCGGTAAGGTTGTAGTGTTTTAGAAGATTCTTTTACTTTTGTTACTTCTTCCAACATACTATGAAGAATCGCTGAAAGTTCAGTATTCAACACTTGGATTTGTGGAAGTTTACTGGCATCATTTAGAGCAATCAATGTATCATACTCTGCTCTTTTGGTTTTATATGAATTCTCCAAAGCATCCATTATTATTGAGCGACATTTACATCTTCAACACAATATCGATAGTAGGCACTTCTTCCTGCTGCGTCTGAATGACGAATGACTTCAATTACATCTCCTGGAATGGCTCCAATCCATTTAACCATCGTATCTTGAGAATCCAACCATGGCAGCTGGTTCTCTGGATCTGAAATCTTAAATTTTTTGAATACTTCTGTTCGCTCATCCTCTGAAAGAATTCGATGAGGCATTGCCATACGGTGAGTAGTTACGTCAAACTGAAGCTGCCAAAGATGAAAGAACGTCAGACGCTTTTTGGCATGAGACTTTGCGACTCGCAATACATTCTCAGAAGGTGGACCACATGCTACAATGATTACACCGTTTGTATGTCCATTCTCTTCTGCAAAGGCTAGAATGTTTGTGATGTCTCCTGCCAAGACCTTATCTTTCTGACTGAAGCAAACTAAAACTGAACCAATTCGATAGAGTGTTACCTTTTCCATCTTTTTATTATCAGTTGTAATACGCTCTGTAGCTGTCTCAAGCTTACGGCGCCCTAGCATTATACGAAGAGTTTCAAGTGCTTTTTCCTCCATGATGAGTCTCTTGTCTTATTAGAACACGCATCCGTTTTTTTCGGACAGATGAACAATGAAGCAGTGGATTTGGTTTTTAATAGCATTAGTAGTTATTGCTTTTGTCTTAAATATAATGCCTACTGAACGATTTGAATCTAAATTTGTAGACACAAGTCAGCAGAAGCGCGCTATGAAATTAGAAGACTCATCGTATGAACAGCGAACCAATCACTTTGTTCAAAGTAACGATGTAGGACAAGCTCCGGGTATGTCCACGCCTTGGCAAGTCAATCAGTATAAATCAAAGCTTTAATGAGTTTAAGCAGAGAAAGTGAGAACAACTAATGTCCTCTAAAGCAAAAATTCCAAGAGCTCTTCGTGAACAAGTATGGCTGGTTCACGTAGGTCCCAAGTTTCAAAATAAGTGCAAGGTTTCGTGGT